CGAAGACGACCGCGAAACTCAGCAATACCTCGAAGAGCAGGAACAGCAATACCTCGAACTGAACGGAGAGAACGAAAATGAAAACGTCTGAAAGCATCAGCAAGATCGCGCCGGCACTGTTGCAAGCACAGAAGGCGATTCGCTTCGCCGTGAAGGACGCGACCAACGGCCACCTGAAGAACAAGTACGCCGACCTCGCATCGGTGATCGACGCGGTGAAAGGCCCGCTGAATGACGCCGGCATCATCTTCATTCAATCGCCCGCGCCGTCGGACGATGGCAAACTTCACCTCACGACGCGCCTGATTCACGAGTCGGGCGAATGGATCGAATCGACGGCCGTCACGCCGTTGCAGAAGTCTGACCCGCAAGGCGTCGGCTCGGCGATCACCTACATGCGCCGTTACTCGCTCGCAGCGATTACGGGTCTGTATCAAGACGACGACGACGGCAACGCGGCATCGGGCGTCGGTCAGCAGCGCGCACAACAGCAGCCGCAAGCGATGAAGCCCGCCGACGTGAAGCGCCACATCGCCGCGATCAAGGGCGCGAAGACTGGCGAAGCGCTGAAGGCAGCGTTCACCGCAGCGCGCACTCAAGCGGCCGAACTGGACGATGCGCAGGCGTTCGCGCAGTTCCAAGCGGCGAAGCAGGAAGTAATCGACGCGCACACGAAACAGCCGGAACCCGCGGACGCTGACGCATGATCGCCGCAAGGCGCTCTTACCGGGCGCTTCTGGATTCACTGGAAGCGCTCGGACGCGCAAAAGAGCCGACGACCGCGCTGTTGCATGGCGCTTGCGCAGACTTCGCCGAAGCCGTCGCCGAACTATCCGGGCAGCGATGCGAAGTTAAGATCGGCACAGTCCCAATTACCCGAAACCCGGCACGCCACGCGCGCGCCTAATTTGAGCAGAAAGAGGAATGATATGGCTAGTTACCAAAAGGTGATCGTTGTCGGGAATTTGGGCGCCGACCCGGAAACCCGCTACCTGACGAACGGCGACGCAGTGACAAACATGCGCGTCGCGGTGTCGGAGCGCTGGAAGAACGCCAGCGGCGAGCAGCAAGAGCGCACCGAGTGGTTTACGTGCGTCGCGTTCAAGCGCCTCGCCGAGATCGCGGCCGAATATCTCAAGAAAGGCTCGTCAGTGCTCGTCGAAGGCAAGATGCAAACGCGCAAATGGCAAGCGCAGGATGGGAGCGATCGCTACTCGACCGAGCTTCGCATTGATAACCTGCAAATGCTCGGATCGCGCGCGGACGGCGAGCAGCAGCGCAGCAACCCGTCGACCGGAGCGCCGCGCCAGCAGCGCACGAGCAATCAGCGCCAGCAGCCGCAGCAGCCGAGCGGCGGATTCGATGACGACGGCTCAGACATCCCGTTCTAAGACTAATCGCCCGGCCCCGCGCCGGGCATCATCGAGCGAAAAATGAAACTCAAAATCAAGCGCCTCGACGAACGCGCGATCATCCCGAAGTTCGCCACCGATGGCGCGGCCTGCTTTGACCTGCATGCGATTGACGCCGACGCGTTCAAGCCGCACCCAACCGACTGGAAAGCCGCGATTTTCCGCACCGGGCTTGCTGTCGAAGTGCCGGCCGGATATGTGCTTCAAGTCTATTCGCGCAGCGGGCAAGGCTTCAAAGACGCGATCCGCCTATCGAATTCAGTCGGCATCGTGGACAGCGATTACCGCGGAGAAATCATGGTTTCTCTGCGCACGGACGGCGAGTCGTACACGAAGGTGCGAGACGGCGACCGCATCGCGCAGGCAATGATCGTCGCGCTTCCAGTCGTGCAGATCGAAGAAGTCGACGAACTGAGCGACACGGCGCGCGGGGCGGGCGGCTTCGGGAGTACTGGCGCATGAGCGAGCAAAAGCAGACCGTGACCGTCGACGCGAAAGCACTGCGAGAACTTCTCGTTGCTCTGAATGGACCGGCTCACCATATCCGAGAACTTCAGGTAACGCGCGGCTTTATGGACAACCCCATCGACACGCTTATCGAAGAATTCAACGCACAGGCAACCGACTAGACCATGACCGAACAAACGAACTCAGCCGAAGCCCTGATCCATCTGCGCGCCGCGCTGCACAAGGTCGAGCAGACGATGCAAAGCGGCGTCAACGCTCAAACCGTGAACCTGGCGCTCGAAGTGTCGCGCCGCGCGAGCGAACTGCTCTGCACCGTCGTCGACGAGCGCGCGGTGATGATCGGGCAGGAGTTGATCGCGAAAAAACTGCGCGCAGCCGCTTGACGGTTCCGCACCTCGCGGGTATTCTATCAACGTGGTCAGAACGAAGGCGTCTTTAGAGGCGCCTCTTTTTGGCCCTACAACACTACCTCGGAGAGAGCAAAGTGAGCCAATTAGAGATTGTAGTTGACATCGAAACAGTGCCATGCACGCGACCGGAACTGATCGAAGAAATCCGCGCGGACCTGCGCGAGAACTTCAAAGCGCCGTCGGACATGACCAAAGAGAAAGCGTGCGCTGAACTCGGCATGAAAGACGCCGACCAGATCAAATTCACCTCGAAGTCGAACGCGCTGGCGATGTGGGTCGAGCGCTTCCGCGATGAAAAGCTCGAAGAGACGGCGCAAAACACGCTCGCCAAAACGTCGTTCGACGGCGCGCTCGGTCAGATCGCGGTGATCGGCTTCGCGGTGGACGATCAGCCGGCACGCACGCTGACGGTTTGGGATTTGTCGCGCAAAAGCGAAATCGCGATGCTCGAAAATTTCTTCGACGCGCTCGCCGAACTCTACGCGCCCGCGCTCATGCGCAATCCGGTTTTCATCGGGCACAACATCGCCGGCTTTGATCTTCCGTTCATTTACAAGCGCGCGGTGATTCTCGGCATCAAGCCGCCAGCGTTTATCCCGTTCGGTGCGCCGGCATGGTCCGATCACATTTTCGACACGATGGTGCGATGGGATGCGCGCAATAACGTCTCGCTCGACAAGCTGTGCAAGGCGCTCGGCATCGCGGGTAAGACGGAAGGGCTTTGCGGCGCTGACGTGTGGCCGCTGATCCAGCAAGGGCAGATTCAGGCGGTCGCGGATTACTGCAAGGATGACGTCGACGCCGCGCGCAACGCGTACCGGCGCATGACCTTCCGCCCGATCATTGAGCCGCAGACGTTCGCGCTCGAACTCGTCACCGACGAACTGCCGTTATAACCGAGAGCCACCATGCACACCGTCATTCTGCCGCACCTGTTCGCCTATTCGGAATACTCGCGCGTTGATGGCGGGTCATGGTTCTTTCGACGCAGCGTCAGCATGAATTCGGTGTGCTGGTGCTGAACGAGCAACACCGCGCGGAGGCATGGCAGCGCTTCCGCGACGCAGCACGAGACGGGCGCTCAGGCTATTACGCAAAGGCCGGCGCGCTCGTCGAGAGGGTGCGGCAGGAGCACGGCGAGCAGGCCGCGCAGATAGCCCGCAAGGAACTGAACGCGTATATCAGGAGCGATAAGCGCATATGAAGGAATCGAAGCGCGGCGTTGAGCATGTGCCGATGGAATCGACCGAGCAAACCATGCTTTTTCAGTGGATTCGCGCGGCTCTTCCGGGCCTGATCGCATACGCAGTGCCGAACGGCGGCAAGCGCTCGCTCAAGACGGCGGTGCGCATGAAAAAGGAAGGCGTCACGGCCGGCGTTCCCGATGTCGTCATCAACAAGGCGCGCGGCATCTATCACGGCATGTTCATCGAACTCAAACGACGCAAAGGCGGCTCGTTGAGCGACGGACAGAAGGAGATGATTCGCAGCCTGCGCGACGAGGGCTATCACGTCGTCGTCGCGAAGGGGTTCGACGAAGCGCGCGACGCGATCCTGGCGTATCTCGAAATGGGTGAGCCGATTTATGGATGAAGTCGCCGTAATAATCAACGATAGGACGCGCCCACAGGCCGCACGCGCCGTTGTCACCGCTCCCGATGGGTGGAGCGCTGTCATCAAGCCCGCGACGCGCTCATTGCAGCAAAACGCGCTTCTGCATGCGCTGTTTTCCGACCTGGCGAAGCAAGCCAAGTTTCACGGCCGCACGCTGAGTGCGGCGCAATGGAAGGTGCTCATGATCAGCGGGCATTCCGTCGCGACTGGCGGCGGCGCTGACATCGTGCCGGGCATCGAGAACGAATTCGTGAATCTGAGAGAGAGCAGTGCGCAAATGTCCATTAGGCGCATGACGAGCCTACTTGAATACGTCGTTGCATATTGCGCGACAAACGAAATCAGACTGCCAGCGGGGAAGGGCTATGAAGAATACGCAAGCAATTAAGCGCGGCGACACCTACCGCCGCATGATCGAACTCATGAGCACGACGCGGCGCATGATGACCGAAAAGCAGATTCGCGAGGCGCTAGGCGTCGCGAAGTCGATGGCATGGAGGACGATCGAGCAGGCGCGCGCCGATGGCGTGCTCTATATCTGCAAATGGCGCCGGGCGACCGAAACAACACACGGCGGCGCAATGACGCGCGTGTTTCGCTACGGCACGCGAGCCGATGCGCCGCGCCCGGCCGCACTGACGAACGTCGAGCATCAGCGCCTATACCGCGCGCGCAAGAAAAAGGTAGTGGCGAGCGACGCGGACAAGCGCACCTGGCACGCGCAGCGCGACGAGGGCCGGCGCATTGCGAAAGAGATGCGAGAGGCCGCGAAGGTGGAAGCCGACGAACGCGCGATGATCGAAGCCGATGCGAAGGTCCGCGCAGCCAGCGAGAAAGCGCAGCGCGACACCGCGGAGCGAATCAAGACGCTCGTCGCGCAGCAGCCGCGCAATCCGTTCGCTGTGGCAATGGCGCAACTCTAAAAATTTGCGCGGCAATACTACCTTTTAGCGATGAAACGCTGTATGATAAATCCCAACGAGGTAGCAGATTGAGCAAGGCGACACCGGCAGCAGAGAAGCGATATATGGCGAAGGTTGCGGCTCGCGGTTGCGCCGTGTGCCAAAGGATCGGATACGACGTCGACGGTATGCAAGCTCTCGTGCATCACCGGATACATGGTCGGGGCGGATGGGGCAAGGCGTCGAACTATCAAACGCTGCCTTTGTGCCACGTTCACCATGTCGACCCGCACCAAGGCGTTCACGGCCTGAACGCCGAAGCATTCGAAGCGATGTACGGATTCACAGAACAAGAGTTGATCGAAGAGACGCAGCGCGCCCTTATCGATCACGTCCCACCAAACGAGCGAGTCTTTCAATGAAGTCGATAAGCACCCAAGAGATATTGGATTTCATGCAAGAGGGAAAAGGATATGCGCGCTCTTCCTTTTACCGCGAGTTCCCTGACGTCGAACCGCGCCTGGTGAACGATGCGCTGCTGCTGCTCACGAGCCGCGGCGAAGTGTGGAACGGCAACATGACGACATACGTCAAGTTCGCGCCGAAGAGCACGCGCAAGAGCATCGAGCCGATCATTTGCCCGTCGCACGCATGGGGCAACCTGAGCGGATACGACGCGGGTCTGCGCGGTTTCCGTGGCGCGGCAGAGGCAACGCGCGGCGATGGATACACGGCGCCGGAGTTCGGCGGGAATGCGATGACAGGGCGCGCGGGCAGCGAGGGATTCACAGGGCGCGCGATGGCTTTCCAGGCGATGAAATGACCGACGCAGAAATCATCGGCGAAGCGCTGAAGCACTACGCAGCGCGCGCCATCGGCGAGGCCGGCGCTATGAAAGCCCCGGCGTATCGCTTCCCGAGCGGCGGCAAGCCGACGGCGAAACAGATCAACGACGCGTTCCGGCTTGCGGAGCGCGCGCGGCAACTTTGGCTCAATCAACGGGGGAAGGCGTGAGCGGATTTCAAAGGGAAGTGATCGGAGACGCCGTACTGTACCTTGGCGATTGCCGCGATGTCCTGCCGTCGCTGCCGCGCGTCGACGCGGTTATTACTGATCCGCCCTATGGGATCAACGAGAACAGCAAAAAAGTTGCATCACGCCAGAAGGCGGCCGCCGTCACGGATTACGGCTCGTTCGATTGGGACAAAAGCCCGATCGACAACGACCTCCTGCAGGCTGTCATTGCCGCAGGAAAGCATGCCGTCATCTTCGGCGGAAATTACTACCCGATGGCCGCCGCCTCATGCTGGCTGATATGGGACAAGCAGAACACTGGCGACTTCGCCGATTGCGAACTCGCATGGACGAATCTGCCGAAAGCCGTCCGGATTTTCCGTCACCTGTGGAACGGAATGATCCGCGCAGGCGAGGAAAAGGGCCAGCAGCGCGTTCACCCGACGCAGAAGCCGATCGCCGTCATGCAATGGTGCATCGAGCAAGCCGGCATGCCCGAGACGATCCTTGACCCGTTTATGGGTTCCGGCACGACTGGCGTCGCCGCCGCGCGCCTCGGCCGCTCTTTCATCGGCATCGAGCGCGATCCGAAATACTTTGAAATCGCCTGCCGACGCATCGAGGATGCGCAGCGTCAAGAATCGCTATTCGATGCGCCGCCGCCGACGAAGGCAGAGCAGACGGGGCTTTTCGCATGAGCGAGGGCGCGCGGTGCTTTCTGGCGGCTCTGACGGGGCTTTTTCTTGGCATTGTTGCCATCGTTATTGGCTTCGCGGTCGCGCAGCACCTACCGCACTGGCTTGGCTGAAATGCGGCATTGGACATAATACCGATGATCGAACTTTTGGATAATGCTATGAAGAAACTTTTCGAGAGCGGCGGAGACGATCGGAGCGACAGCCTAACGGTGCTTGTGTATAGCGACGACACGCTCGAATTCATAATCGATTCGCCTTGGCATGGATCGTCAGAAACAGGCTTTGGCGCCGACCTTGAATACACCGTCACGCGCGACGAGGCCATTGCGTTGCGCGACGCGCTGACGGCTTGGATCGACGGCAACTTAACCGTTTCTGTGGATAACTCACGCCAGAAATAGCTCCTGCTGATCTGGCGGATCAGTCTCTTCGTTGCCGACTAATATCCGCTCATCGGGGCCGGCAACGGGGATTTGATGTAGTTGTGTCTGGTCGTCGACCGCGCCCTTATCCTGCTCAGTTTCCGTGACCGATACCGCTGCGTAGAAGTTGGCGAAACGCTTGCCGCGCTCGCCTTGCCAGTACACGCGCGAATTGATGACGTAGGCGTTCTGAGTGCCGACCTTGACGACTTGCACCCATAGACCCTCGCGCAGCACCGTCACGGCGCGCTCGACGCTGCGCTCAACGACCCCCAATTCTTCAGCGATCGCCCTTTTGCTCATCACGACCGCGTTTGTGCGGTTCATCTTGCTCGCGAGCAAGTGAAGCATCCCGGCCGCGACCGGGTATTTGATCGACAATTGCGTGATCGACCGCAGCGTTTTCTTTTCGACCTGGAGCCAGCCGCCCATGTCGCGAAGGCCCGCCGCCTCTGTCGCGATGTGCTTTGGAAGTTTCGGTTTGTCGCCCATTTCGCCTCCGGATTCGGTGAAACCGATTCTACGGTCGCAATTTGCGAACGGCAAGAGCACATTGAAACCCGACTGCTGTGTCGGGGTATCCCGACATTTGTGTCGGGGTATCCCGTCTGGAAAGTCGAGCGTTTACAACAGGTTGCGCGGTGATTCACCGGCTCTCTTCTTTGTATTGGTTTACGTCACTCCCCGCTCGGTTCTGACGTTGACTCTCTTTCTCAATGAGGCAAGCGAAGCGCGTCAGGCCGTAGGCAGGCGCCGCGAGGGTTCCCTGTGCGCGGGATGGGTGCAAGCCCGAAGGGGCTTGTGCCCTGCCGTGCATAGGGACGCGGGATAACCGACGCGCCTAGTCTCCCCCGCCCTGCTTTCTCAGCCGCGCAAGCTCGCGCCGAGCACCTTCGACCAGCACATCGGACATCGGAACGTCGTGTAACTTCATATACACGCGCAATTCTTCATACAGACCTTTCGGCATGTTGACCGTCATTTTCTGCGTCGCCTCGCGCTCGCGGAACTCCGGACGATCAGCGCGAGACGGAACGACGTTCAAAGGCGCCTGCGGCGCTTCTGGCGCGGGCGAGCTAACAAAGGCATCGACCATGCTGCGATTCAGCGGAGGATTAGGCATTGAACACCTCCGCCATCAGTGTGCCGAATTCGTCGATCGCCTTGCCGTCGCGATATTCCGGCGCCAGTTCCATCACCGAAAGCCCGAGTTTTGCCGCCCTTCGATATGCGGCGCGATCGATCAGGGTCGGTCCTAACTCGAATTCGTCGCTCATGTCTTTGATCAGATCAATCGACTCGTCAAGTTCCGATTTGATGTAATGCGGGACCGCATTCACGAAGGCGATCACGCGCACCGGCGTCGGCAGCGCTTTGCGCCTGCGAATCAGTTGACCCGTTTGCGCGAGACTCCACGCGTCGAACTGCCCTATCCGAAGCGGGATCAAAATGATTTCAGCGACCGCCGCGGCGACTTCGCTCTCTGTTTCCAGGCTCGGCGGGCAGTCGATGACGATGTGATCGAAATTCGGCGCATCAGCGATAACCGCATGGCCGTAGTTGTGTTCGGCGCGCACGACGCTCAGGTTTTGCGGCACGCCCGCATCGAGCCGCAACTGCCCCCATTGATACGCGCTGCTCTGCTTCGGGTTGGTGTCGTACAGGCGCACCGACCCGCCCTGCATGGCGAGCGTGCCTGCGGTGTTGGTGGCAACCATCGTCTTGCCTACCCCGCCCTTCTGCATCACGACTGCGATGATGGACATACGCCCTCTCCGGTTGTTGTGCCGGTAGGGTAGCGGGAGCGCGCACGAACTTCAAGTGATACGTGAAGGCGTATGGACGTCCATACGTATGTGCGTATGGATGGCCATCCATACGTCAATACGTCCATACGCCCATACCGCTTACTGCGCTGCCGTCGGTGCGCCGTTCCAGTGGGAGCCGCCGCCGCCAACACGGACGCCCGCCCACAGGAGCGCCGCTCTCCACGCCGGCACGCCCGACGCTATCGCCGCCTCGCGAAGCACAGTGTCGGCGACGTCGCGCGTTACCGGGTGAGCGGTGTACAGCCAGTCGTGCAGAGCCGACGCTGCGTGTGCCGTGTCGCCGCACAGCACGAACGCGAACATGGCGCGCGGCACGCTGGCGAAGTCGGTTTCGAATCCGGCCGGCACAACGAACACGCGCCCCGCTGCGTCGGAGTCGTAGACGAGGGGGGAGGTCAGGCGCCACGTTCCGCGCCCGTCGTTCGTCGCATCGCTGACAAGCTCGACGCGCAGATCGGTGAGAAAGCGGCTCATTGCGCGTTCGCGATGGCGGTTGCGAGCGCGACTTGCGCGGCGGTCACGGCGATTTCGGCGGCGGTCTTCTGCGACTGATCCATCGCCGACGCGTCGATCACTTTGATGAGCGCGGGGATCGCGTCATTCGCGAAGGTCTGCACGTCAGCGAGCGAGAACGAAGCGCCCGACGAACTGGCGAACGCGCACGCCGTCGACACCTTGCCCGACACGTCGGTGAGCTTGGCGATCGCGTCGGGCGACAATTGCGACTGCATCGCGAGCATCGAGGAAAGGAACGGCTGCACGACGATGCACTGCTTCTTTGCCTGCGCTTGCAGGGTTGCCGCGGCTTGCTCCGGCGCGACGGTCGCGCATGCGGATAGAACGAGCGCGACGATACCCGCCGCGAGCAGCGTAAGACGTTTCATGGTGAATTCCTGAGAGATTAAGCGGAGACGCCGAGCAGCAGGCGCGGCCCGACCGGAACTTGAATCGTGCGGCTGTCGACGCGCGCGTTTGTCGTGACGGTCACGGTCACGGCGTATGTGACGCCCGACGAACCGCCGCCTAGCCAGAACGTGACGACGCCGCCCGATGTGCCTGTCGTTTTGCCGGGCGGATTGACAGTGATGCCGGAATCCGCCGAGACGTCGGCGCTGGAAATAGTTTCGCCCGGCGCGAGCCAGGCGGACCAATCGACCTGATAATCGAGAACAGCGGCCGGAGCTTTAGCCGGCAGCGGAGCAAGAAAGGCCATGCGGTTCCTTATGTTGATTCGATGCGACGAGATTCGGCCGACACGACAAAACGGCGCGAGTCAGTCGGCACGCGTGCGGCGCGCGCCTCGCTCGCAACAGGGAGCCGCCGCGAGTCACACTCGACAGCAGCAATGCGGCGCTCGATCGGAATAGAGAATCGGATCGGGGCCGGCGTGCTCGTGTCGATGGCGACGCCAAGAATGGTCGCCGTGACGCCCGCAAGGGTTCCGCCGAGTGAGCCTGAAGGGTTTGCGAAGGTAAGCGCCGAGAACGCACCAGAAACGCCCGCCATTGAGCCGGAAAGAGCGCTTAATGGGTTTGTGTAGGCGACGCCAGAGAAAGCGCCAGAAACGCCCGAGAGCGCGCCGGAAACAGACCCGCCGATTACGAGCGCGCCGGATAGCTGACCAGAGACGCCAGTGAGCGCGCCAGATAGTGCGCCGACCGGAACAATCGTCGCCGCGCCAGAGAGCGAACCACTTACGCCCGCGAGCGTCGCCGCCAGTGCGCCGCCGATTCCGGTGTACGATCCGCCGACGAAAGAGCCGGAGATGCCCGCAAGCGAGCCAGACGCCGCGCCCGAAATCGTCTCTGCGCCCGACATCGTGCCGGAGACGCCGCCGAGTGACGCGCTGAACGCGCCAGGAATCGACTGCGCCGCCGAAAGTGCGCCGCTGACGCCGGCCAATGCGCCGCCGAGCGTCGCGCCGATCCGCTCCTGAGCCGAGAACGCGCCAGAAATGCCCGTCAACGAACCACCAAGCGCCGCCGAGAACGATTCAGCCGCCGAAACAGCGCCGGAAACGCCCGCGAGTGCGCCAGAAAGTGAGCCGGAAAGCGACTCTGCGCCCGCAAACGCGCCAGCGACGCCGGCCATCACGCCCGAAAGCGAGCCAGAGAACGACTGCGCGCCAGAAAGCGATGCTGTGACGCCCGACAGAGTGCCCGCGAGCGTGCCGGACGCACCGGAAGGCGCGGACGACAGATACTTGACGGCGTGCAGCATGACGTTCCACGATGTGCTCTGTGTCGTCGTGAGCAGCATTTTGATCGTCAGCGTCTGCGATGCCGAGTTCGCCGCATACGTGATCGTCGTCGCGTAAAACTTCTCGTTGCCCGCGCCGGTCGCCGTGGGCGATACCGTGTAGGCTGTTGCGCTGCCGTCCGAGAGCGTCGCGGTGAGCGTGCCCTGCCCGGAGTACATCGCCCAATAGATCGTGAGCGTGCGCGATGTCGTGTCGGCCGGCAAGACAATTTGGATGCCCTGCCCCGTCCCCGTCATGTTGTCGGAGTAGACGCCTCCGGCAAGTGCCGTCGCCGATGCTGTCGGCGTGCCGTCAGTCCAAGTGAACGTCGGGCCGTCTGTGTAGCCAGTGAACGTGACGCCGGAGCCGATCAGCGTCGGCAATCCGATCGTCGAGCCGCCGCCGCTCTTTCGATTGACGGCCGTCGCCGACTGCGGAAACTGAATCCAGTCTGTTTGTGCCGGCGAAGAGAGGTTGAATGTCTCGGTGCCGGCTAAGACTGTGTTTGAGCCGGTGAGAGTACCCACGCTTCGCCCTTATGCGTTGCCTTCGGTGAGAGAGCCGGACGTGATGCTGACCTGCGCGCCGCTGACGATCGATACCGTCGACATGACGATTTCAGCGGGTGCCGACGTGCCGACGTCCATATCGGCGACGAACGTGCCGCCCGAGGTCGTAAGCCGCGCCCACGTCGCCGTACCGGTTGCGGCAGCAGTGCCGGCCGTCGTCGCGCTGAACGTGAGCGTGCCATTGCTCGATGCGGGCGCGAGCGTCGCGCCGCACGTCACGGTCGCGAGCAGCGTCGTCGCCGTGCCGCCCGTCGCCGGTCGCGTGCCGTTGTAAAACTTGATGAGCGCATTCGCGCCGGCTTGCGAAGTGATTGCGTCGAGGCGAGCATTGCGCGCGGTAGCGGACAAACCAATCGTCATGCGTGACTCCAATGAAAAAAGCCCGCGCGCGGCGGGCTATTGATGCGAGAGGGGAGGGGATTACTGTGCGGCGGCTTTGGCGGCGGTGCGCGAGGCGACGTAGTTGTAAGCGGCGTGCGCGGCGGAACCGAGCAGGCCGGTCACGAGGACGGCGACGCTTTCAGGAACCGGCGCATGGAAAAGCGCGGAGAGCGCCCAACTCACAGCTGGTTCGAGCGTCGCAGCAGAAACGGCGATGCCGCCTGTCGGAATGCTGGATTTGTTCATGGTCAGAGATGGTCGTGATGAATGATCTCGGTCGGCGTGAACTGAACGCCATCCTTCAGGTAGCGTTGAAGTCGCCACAGCGGTTCCGGAATGGTGTGGATGCCGGTTCCCTTGCCGGTGTGATGAACCTTGCAAAGCAAGATGCCCTGAGCTTCCATGTCGTCGACGAAGGCGTAAGGGTTCGCCGGGTCGAAGTGCGTCCAGTCGTAATGCGGGAAATCCTGCTTCACGACTTCCCAATCGATTTGACCTTCGGCGAACGATCGCTCGATGCCGGCGTGATGCGCTTCGAGCGGCCCGACTTCATCGGCGGTGCGTCGGCAAATCCAGCAGCGCGGCGGGTCTTCGCGCTTCATCAGTTGCCGCTTCGATAATTCGAAAAGACGCGTCGTCGTGCGCGCCTCATGCGCCGGCGTCAGGACATCAACGGTCAGCGTTTCTTTAAGTTCGTGTGCTTGCGTGATGGGCATAAAAAAGCCCGCGCGGGGCGGGCGTTTGGAGTTAGATGCCGAGCGCGGCCTTTGCCTTCGCCCACCGAGCGCGCCGCGCGTCGGCGCCGAGCATGGCTGGATTTATGCGGCGGGTGATTTCGTCGAATGCGTCCGCGTCCGCGAGCGCGTTCAAGCCGTGATTGATCCAGTAAAATCCCGCCACGAGCGCGGCAGTCGTCGGGTCGTTGCGCACCAGGTCGGGATTCGCAACGATGTCGATGCCGATGTCTTTCGCGGCTTCGGCGAAGTTCGCGCGGAACGTCGTTTGCACCAATCCGCTGCCGCGGAACCTGTTTCCATCACCGCTCGCGACATTGCCGTTGCCGTACTTGTTCGCATAGACCATGTTCGCGATCTGCGCCTGGCGGTCGAGCGGAACGGCTTTCTCGTTCGGTTGCCGGCCGTACTTCACCGCGACCGAATACGTCATCACGCGCGGGAATGTCGCCATCAGCGCAGGGATGGCGTAATCGAACGATTCGGATAAACGGCCGAGTGAGCCGGATTCATGGCCGATCTGCGCGAGAAATGCCGCGAGGCGTTGCGGCGTGTCGATCGAGTAGAGCGCGCATGCGGCAGTCAGCGGGGCGGCGAATTTCGCGGCGTTGACCGTCATCGACTGGCATGCGTTTTCGAGCAGGGCGGGCGTGATGTTCATTTGTCGGCCTTGCGATCGATCTTGTCGCTCACGCTGTCTAGTTTCTGGAAAATCGTGTCAACGGCCTTGTCGAAGCGCTCGATATACGCATCAAAGCGCTTGACCGATACGTATTCCTCCGCGACGTGCAGGGCGAGCGCCGCAGTCGCCTTATCCGCGGCGTCGATTCGCGCATTGAGGCTTCGGTAAGCCCAAAAGAGAAGAACGGCGAACGCGGACGCGACGTAGCCGGCCCACTCGCTGAGAATGTGAAAATCCATCGATCGCCCAAAGAAAAAGCCGCCCGGAGGCGGCTACAGAGTTCGTCATACGATTGTGTTACCATGCGACCATTTAAAAATGGGGCAAAGCACGATGCTGAAAGAGATTGTCGGTTGGGACTATTACGAGGATGGCGAGTTTTGTCGGCACTATCCGCTGTGCGAGCGGGCCATCATGGAAAGCGCCGAGCAACGATCAGGCGGCACGTCTATCCCGGTATTCGCGACCAATCAGGCCCACGCAACAGCCTGTACGTCGGCCGCAGTTGATGCGGAGCGTACTGAAGCCTTAAGCGCCTGAAGTTTGTTGAACGCGACGTTTCCCTGCGCGAGCATCACGCCATACAAGCCTTTCAGGTCATCGAGCGTGAACGGCACCTGTGTGTTGTCGAGCGCGACCCAATAGAAGCCAGCCGGCGTCGCGCCAGCAAAGCCGTATCCTGTTGCCGCGATGAGTAGCGTGTTCTGGCTCGCGGAATCCGCTTGGAATGTCTGAGACACGCCGGCCACGGTCGCGTAGCTGACCGACAGTTGCGCCGCAACCTGATAGTTGGCGTACAACTCCGCGATTTTCGCGGTCTGCGCTGCCGACAACTCTTCCGCGGCAGACGGCTCGGCAGACGCGAACGCCTTGCCGTCGTACAGCATGCCGGGAAGAACGCTCACGTCGCAGGGGACAAGTTGCGCCACGAAATCCGCGGTGAATCGAGATTGGATCGGAATCTCAACACCGTCATCATTGAGAATTGGCGTGATGACTTCCCGCACGCGGCCGCTCGTTACATACGCATAGTTCATTAGGCATACTCCTCGATGATCACACAGCCTGCGCCGCCGATACCCCCGGTCGTTCCAGCTTGCGTGGCGTTGAGCGCTGCGCCGCCACCGCCCGCGCCAACTGCCCCGGCAGCATTACCAATTGAGTTTGCGACCACTGGCCTTCCACCGCCTCCACCAGTAAGGGGTGAGTGCCCACCGCCACCAGATTGAGTTAACGAGCCGACCGCAAACCCCATCGTGCCTGAATTGCCCGTGCTGGTGAAAATGTTTCCGCCAGTGGCATTTGCTCCAGGCGCCCCCGAAATCTGAAGGAAAGGCGGAGTTGTATTGGTGCCAACTGGACCACCGCCGCCGCCTGGCGCGGTCATCAGCGAACCCAGCGAAGATGTGCCACCGTTGCCGCCCGCACCGTTCGCCCCACCGAACGCACCAGCAGCACCAACGGTGACGGTTTGCGATGCTCCAATCGTTGCCGCTGTGAGTTTGCTTACGCCGAACGATCCAGATGCGCCGCCGCTCCCGATTGCGGCCTGACCTGTCGACGTCGTAGCGGTGCCGCCTCCGCCACCGCCACCGCCGAGAACCTTGGCGATAGCGAACGACATCGACGCGGACGGTACATACGTAGACGCTCCGCTAGTGGTTGGCGTTCCGCCATCGATCGAGACGTTTTGCGTGCCGCTAACGTTCGTATAGACCAGCGTGCGAATCAAGCGGCCGGTCGTCGGCACAGCAGCGACCGCCGTCGCGTTCGCCTGAATTTGCGCGAGTAGGTTTGCGGTCAGGAACGGAGCGCCCGCTACCTTGGCGATGTTGCCCGCTACAACAGTCGAAGCGCCGAACGCGACCGTGATCGTGTAGAGCGCGATTTGTCCAACAGGCGTTGCGGGCGTCAATTGCGAGCCGGTCGTCGCGGGCACGCCTGCGGTGAGCGTCAACTGCACCGTATCTTGACGCGTCGTGTTCTGCGATGCGCCGGTTCCGTTCGGGCCGCTGAACGCTTGCGACGGGTTAGCCGCGTTGTAATACGGCAGCACGACCGCGTTCGTGTCGGCTTCGAGGAACGCGCCGGAAATCAAATAGACGATCGACTGCCCCGAGGTCGTCGGCGCGGGCGTCGCGAACGTCTGCGCCGTCTTGAGAATGCCCTGCTTCTGCGTCACGGTCGAATCAGCCGCGAGCGACGAGTAAGCCGTCGCGTCGAGCGCCGCTTGCGCGTACACCGCGCCCGGCTGCACGATGACGTTCATCGCGGCGGGCGTATTCGGAACGCAGGCGAGGCCGGTGAAAACGGTCGAGGTTCCGAGCACGTCTTGCGCGAACTGACCGAGCGCGAAGAGGGCGTTTTTCTGCGAATTTAATACGTCGACTTCGAGCGGAATGGCGCCCGGATAGACAGTTACGCGATCCAAAGTGAATCTCCAATAGAAAAAGCCCGCGCGCGGCGGGCTTGGTGCTGCATATCGGCGGGATTAGTTACTGATCGCGACCCATGCAATGCTTGCGGCGGGGAGCACTGACGCGATTGCGGCATAGATCGCCGCGTCGGTGACGCCGGTCGTCATCTGGCCGATGTTTGAGTAAGCGGCGCGCGATGGCGTCGCGTATCCGCCTGGGCTTGTGCCGTATCCCTGAACGTATGGAATGCCGGAACCAGAAGGGCGGTACGCGGTGACGAATGCTTGATAGTTCAACCGCAGCGAGCCGTAAGCGCCGGTCACGCCATATCCGAGCGCGCACGCATAGCGGCGTGTGATGGTGAACGCCGTCGAAACGCCGTCGCCAGTGCCGAACCATTGCCCCGATACCGTCGTCGGTGTTGCGATCGTCGGCGACGTGTAGGTTCCGCTCCACGACAGCAACGCGCTAGGCGCAGGGGGCGCCGCGAATGTGACCGCGTTGCCGATCAGCGTGTAATCGGTGACTGTGGCTGCGGCAGTCGTCGTAGGGATATAACTCCCCGCTGCGGTGCCCTGAATGTGCATGCCGCCGAACATCAGAATGTCGGCCGTCTGCGACGCCCCGCCGCCGCCTTGCGTGTCGAATCGGAATGTGCGAGTTGTGTCGGCCGCGCTCGGCAGGCTCGCCGTGACGAAATTCCATTGCGGCGTCACAGTGACCGGCGTAAGCGCCGCACCATTAAAGCTAAGTTGCATGGTGTACGTCGACAACCCATCTGTCGAGCGAACCCATACCCCCTCGACATATGGTTGCCCGACCACGGTCGCAATGCTCGTCAGGTTCAGGCGGCTGTAATCGCTGATTGTCCCGCCTGCGCCGCGATCAAATACGACGCGCGTAGCCGCACTAACGCCGTCTGGCGCGCTCCCAACCGCCGCCGTCGTAGCTACCGGCGCGATGCCAGTTCCGCCCGCCAGCTTCCCCCAGGTCGATTGGGTGACGTCGCCAGACCAGCGAACTTGATTCGTGCGCGGAGTCGCGTAAAGAAGTTGTGTGCCTTGCCAATCTTTGCGGTATATCAGGGGGGCACCGACGAGCGTCACGCCTTCCAATCCGCCATACGCCCCGGTATCCTGCGGGCGCGCAGGCTCGACGATGACAGGCGCGCGACCGGTCAGGTCCGTCAAAATCTTCGTCACCGCGGCGCGCGTGCCGCGCTCCCGGATGATGTTGATCTTGATGCGCGTCCGATACGCCGCGTCCGTCTCGTTTTGCAGCCGCAGCAAGCCCGAAGGCCCGAAATAGTCTGCGGCCGAAATGTCGAGCCAGCCATCGGTCGACGTTTGAAGCCGGGTTTGCGCGAGCAGGTATTGATACGCCGCGTAGACCGTCACGAACGCCGATGCGATGCCGCCGATCAGCGCGTCGAGAATCGGCGAGTCGGAGCCGAACCAACCGTTCGGCATGCGCGCCTTGATACGCTTGAAAAAGTCTTGCTGATCGCCCGTCATGACACGCTCACAGACGACGATTTGATGACCTGCTGACTCGTCGCCGCAAGGTCAACCGTCGCGCCGTTGATCGTCAGCGTCAGCACGCTAAGCACGTCGCTCGATGCGTCGATCGCAATCTGACCGAGTTTGAAGTACGGCAGCTTCGAGCCGAGCGGCAGTGTGTTGATGTAGGAGAGCAGCGCCGATTGAACCAGCGCGCACGTCGTCGAGTGATTGACGCCGGTCGATGTCGTTTGCAGCGTCATAACAACCGTTGCATTGACGACTGTCGGAGCGAATACGCCGAACGATGACGTGAACGGCCGAACCGCGTCGACTGCGTTATAGACGGCAGATAGAACGGTCGAACTCGGTGCGCCGGTTCCGTCATCGACGACGACGGCGAAATACCCCATTTGCGTCGCGCCGGCAAGCGTCTGGTTCTCGGTGATCGAATACGTGAAGTTCGCGCCGAGCGCCGTAATCGCCGCGCCGATTGCCGCTTTCGTAGCTCGCGCAAGAGAGGCGAGATAGCCGACGAACCGCGTGCGCGCTGCGGCGTCCGTTTCCGCGTCGACGCCGTTCGTGAAGGGCAGAGCGTTCGTCACCGTATCGACAAACGGAATCGACTGGTAAAGCGCTGTGATCGTGTTCGCGCTCACGTTGCCCGACGAATCAGGCAGACTCAGCGAGTTAGAGCCGGGCGTGATGCTGACGACTGCGCACGTGACCGACGCTTGACCGGCCGCAATGACGAAGCCGCCGAGCGTCGCGCTATAGGCGCCGTTCGTCGTATCGGCGACGACCTGATATTGCTGCGTGCCGTCGCCAGTCTGAACGATGGAGCCGACCGGGATCACGGCTTGTTGCGTCGTCGTGAAGCGCGAGAACGTGACCGAGCCGCTTGCCGCCGTCGGCGCGAGCCGCGCGAAGCCGAATTGAGCGAGCCAAGTATCGAGGTCCGCGCCGTTCGACGTCGATGCGCGAGTGAGTGCGCTCGCAGCGAGAATGAGACCCTGAAGCCAGAGCGCAACCCATGCCGTACCCTCGCCGATAGCGCGGAGAACCGAGCCGATGACGAAGTTCACGAGCGAAGAGGCCGCGCCCTGCACAGTCGTCGCGAACCCGGTCAGGATTTGCGTGAATGATTGGGTGTTGACGCTCATTGATTGATGTCGAAGGAGAGAAGTTCGGTTGTGCCGGTGACGAGGTTCACGTATTGAATATCGATGGTCGCGCCATCGTTAAACGGCGTGACGTCAATCGTCGGCGAGGGATTGCGCGCGACGCCCGGAAACGAGACGACGACACCTCGCACGATTGCGCGAAGCTCCGCGACGTTGAGCGTCGAGCCGACGCGCCGCGGCAGGCCCGCGCCAAAGGTCGGATGATCCGAGTAATCGGCGGTCGCGAGCGGGTTGCCGGCGCGGTCAGAGAGCGCGGGATTCGTGAGCAGCGCGCGAAGAATCTGCTGCTGCGTGGTATCGCTGCTGTCGGCGAGCAATAGATCGCCCGAGGCGGAAACCGTCAGGTCGCCGCCCCACTGATGGTAGACATCCATGCGGTTATTCCTGCTGAGTTGGCGCGTTCGACGTGACCGTAGAGCCGCCGCTTTGAACGCTCGCGACCGGGTGCGTGTGCGAGTTGTAGATCGCGCGCATCTGGCTCATCGTGTGCGCGTTGCTGGCGGTGTTGTCCTGAATGTCAGCCTGGCTCGTGATCTGCTTCGTCGCATTCAATGTGTCGTCCATCTGCACAGGGCCGATGAAGTGATGCTGCGTCGCCTTGTACGTGATGCTCGACGTCGCGGTGACGGTGATCGTGCCGTCACCGTTGAACTTGAGAACGCTTCCCGACTTGTGGACGATGTACGTGTCGCCGCTTGGCACGGCGGGCGGCAGGTTGACGTTCGAAAAGAACCGGCCGACGATGCGAGGCGCGTTCGGTGAGCCGCTATCGAACGCGACTTGCACCATGTCGCCGATGTTCGGGCCGCACACGATGCCGAAGCCGTTGCCGACGCCGGCCGCGCCGAGCGGAATCCAGCCCGCCACCTCGACGCCTTCCGGCTGAATCTGCACCTTGACCGCATGCTTCGCCGGGTCATACGATGTGATCGTGCCGGTGCGCGGCGCCGTGAGGTCGAGCATCGCAAGCGACGCGCGCATACTCATCGCATTAGCGAGATGCCGACTCATTGCGCCTCCTGCGTGTCGGGTGAATGGTTCTTTGCGCTCACATGCAGCGTGTAACCGCTCTCGAAGTCGAGCGCGCGCCGTAGCGAGTCGGGGTAGTACTTCTGATCGAACGCGGTGCCGGTGCCGGTCAACTGAATCAGGCTCGTCACCTGAAGGTCGTCGGCGCTCTGCGCGGGAATCGTGAACTCGCATTTCATCTCGTGCTGGATGATCTGCGCGTACTTGGCTTGCGCGAGCTTCAAGACCTGCTCTTGCGTGAGATTCGAGACGGTGTAGTAATACGTCTGTGATCCGCTTCCGATCTGCGAGCCGCCCGGCGTGATCGTCGTTTTCTTCGTCGGCGGAAAGGTCGCGCTGAACGTCTTTTGCGCGGCGTCATTCCATGACCGCACGATGACGACGATGCCTTTCGAGACGGTCAGCGCGCGATCGAGCTTCAGCCCTTCGACGTTGCTCACCGAATACCCGGCTTCGCCATCAGGCGGTGTCCATTCGACCTTGAACGGCGTCACCGTTGACGGGTCGACCCTCGGATGAAAGTTGAGCGTCTTGCCATCGACCCAAACATTGAATTGCTCGTGACGCGCAAGCTCGCAGAGCAAATCCCATTCGGTGCGCCCCGCGGTCATCTTGTCGTGATCGATTTCGTAGAACTTGCCGGCGAGCGTCTTTGTCGCGGTGGCGCTTGCCGTCATGCCGTGCCGCTGTGCGAGGATTTGCACAATCTGCGATGCGGTCTTGTTCTGGAATTTCTCGGTCGTTTTCGCGTCGATGAAAACGCGCGTGAGGTCGCGCCCGGAGACGTGAACGGTCGCGGCGCATGGGTCGTATTCGAGCGTGTCGACCTGGCCGTAAATCAGAGACGGCAATTCGCGCACGTCCCAAACGGCCGGATCGTCCGGAACGCCCGCGAAAATCTCGACGTAAATCTCGGTTTGGCTCGTGAGCCAATTCAAATCGCGATCGGGCGGCAGCTTGCTCGCGGCGAACGTGACCGAGAATGTATCGGCGCTCAGGAAGTTATTGTTGTCCACTTCGAGCGCGATCCATCCAGTGATCGACGTCAGGGGTTGACCCTTGCCCGCGAGCATCACCCCGCCGCGCACCGCCTGCGCGGTGTTAGGCACTTAGAATCCCTCCAGAATCGCCGGTATAGGGCGGAATGGTGATCGACTGATTCCCGCTGATGTTGGTGTCGCCGCCGAGTTGCGGATTCGCCTTCTGCAACGCCGTCCAACCGCTAACCTTGCCGTAGAACTTCGAGGCAAGATCGAACAGGTTGCCGCCGCTGACTTGCGCCGTCTTGACGCCGCTGTTGATCTGCCCGATGTTTGAACCCATGCGACCGAGCACGCTATTCAGTTGCACGAGCGCCGCTTGATTCTGCATGGCGTTGATCTGCGTGCTCAGTTTCGCGACTTGCGTCGAGAGCGGGTTATTCGGAAGGATGCCACCGAGCGTCGTCACGCTTTGCAGCGTGTTCTCGGTCGACGCGATCAACACTTGCACTTGCGAGCGCGCGGCGTTGAGCGGTTGCAAGACGCTGTTTAGCGTGCTCTTTGCCGCGGTCGCGAACGACGAGACGGTGCTGATCGCCGAATTGAGCGAAGCCATCGGCGCGGCCAGCGACGGGAAGCTCGAAGAGAGCGTTGTCGCGGTCGCTGCGTCCGTCGTGATCAGTTCGTCGACGCCCGGCACAGCGCCGGCGCTGTCGTCGTTGAGGTAGTCGCGCACGACGGTGCATGAGATGCGGTAGGGAATCTGATATTCCCGCTGAAACTCCGCCTCGAACTCGGTGATCACGACCGTGTAAATGAACTCGGACCATGACAGCGTGAGCGGCAAGCCGTCGTCGTGCATCGACTTCAGCGTGAGCGCTCGGTCGAGCGCATTCGAGCCGACGAACCAGCCCGACCAATTGATCGGCGCGTGATCGGCGCCGAGCATGTCGATCACGCGCGCACCGCCGACGAGCCGGTGAACAGCCGCCCGGTGTTCGGTGCGAACCGCGATGTGCTCAGGAATCTCGCATTCCTGAAACGTCACGTCGCCCAATGTGAGAACGGTCGCCATTAGTAAGCCATCCCTGCGGTTAGCTGACCCATTGACGGATCAAACGTGTTCGAATTGCCGGGATTCGCCGCGCTCTTCGCGAGATGCTTATCGAGCACAGCGCCGACCTTCTTGCCGTCGAGATAGACGTCGCCGGATTTGCCGCCTGCGGTCGACTGCGCGGCAGTTTTGATGTTGGGCGAGTCGGGAAGGGATACAGCCGGCGCGTCCATTGCACCCACGCCCGGCGTTTTTGAGTCAGCGCCAGCGGGCATCTTTCCATCGCCGCCGAGCCACGTCGGGCGATGCTGCCAAAGCCCCTTGATCGTGTCCCAAAAGCCGACGAGCAGGCCGATGACGATCGGAATTGCGGCAGTCAGACCGCCGATGACCCATGCCAAGCCGCCGCTGATGCCGAGCGCGCCCGCGAGCGTCGTTGCCACGCCGATAACTAGCGCGATGACGCCGCCGACGACGAGGAACACAGCAAACATTGCCGTAGCGACAGCGACAAGCTTCACGAGGCGCGGGTGATGCTTCGCGAAATCCGCGACCGACTCCATGATGTCGGTCAGCTTCGACAGCCCCTTGATTGCCATCGGCAACACCGCAACGCCGATGCGCAACATCAAGTCGTGCCATTTCGCGCTGAGAACGGTCATCTGCCGATCGAGCGGACCACCTTTTTCATTCAGCGATTGAGCGATGCCGTGCTGATTGCCAACCGCCTTTTCCGAGGCGTCCATCTGTTCCGACTGGCGCATAACAGCGCCCGCAACCTTGGCGCCTGATGTGCCGAAAATCTGCTGATCGACTTGGCGCCGATCTGCGTCGGTCTTGGCATTGGCCGCACGATAAAATTCGGGGAGGTGTTTGCGAATCCACATGTCATAGTCCGACACGAGCAAGCCCGAATCTATAACCTTGTCATCCTTTCCGAACACGCCCATGCCCTTCAGCTTGGCGTAGATCTTTCCGCCAGTTCCGCCGCCAAAACCGACGTGCGCTTGGAGTCGGTTATTGATCATGCGCAAGCCAACACCAAACCCTGAATTCATTTCCTGCATCAGCGGTTCAGAGCGCGCCATCGCCGCGGGCGACATTTTCTGCAAGTCGTTCGGGTCGGCCTTCATGATGGAAAGCAGGACCGATGACGTAAGCGTTCCGTTGCCTGACGCCTGAAGCTTGTAGATGCGATCAGCAAAGGCGGCGGTATCCGCGCCATTGTTGAAGGCACCGCCCAATTCGAGAATCTTTGTGAACGCGGCTTTGTCGTTGTTCGACATTTCCTTGCCGCCGTTCTTCGCAATCGCTTCGATTTTTGCGAGGATCGGCGCGAGCTTGAGCGTGTGCTCTACGTCGTCACGCCCGGCGTCGCGAGTCAGCGCGAACGCTTCGCCGGCTACGTTCATCTTCTCGTTTACCGACAGATTGCGAATCGACTTGTCGTTATTCGCCCAATCGGTGATGCCTTTCAACTGCGCGAGTTTCGCGCCGTTGTTCAGAATGTCGTTTTGAAGTTTGGCGAATTTGTTCGCCTCTTCGAGCGGGCTTTTGAAAGCTAGCGCCAAGCCAACGCCCAATCCGGTCGTTATTGCGCCGCCGAACATTAGTCGCGTTGCACCGCTCATTCGCTGGATAGCTCGCCTCAACCGTTCGGCCGCGTGCTCTGCGTGCCCGAATTGGTTTGCCATCTGCAAAAGGCCGTGCGATACTCCATTCAGCAGGGATACTCGGACCCCAATGCGAAACGCTTCAAACAATATGACCTCCCTTCGGAGTTAAAACAATGAGAAGTCGGCTAGGCTTTAGACTCCATGATTGGGCGGCGTCCAATTTCAGCGGCGTCCAATACCCGCGCACGCGTCGCGTGTTTGCTGTCGAGCGCGAAAACCGATTCGACCGCTTTTTTCGCCTGTGGATGCGCTCGCTGAAGGTGATCGTGCTGTCGATCGCTGCCGCGCTCTGTTGCGCCTTCCTGTTCTGCGTCGTTGCGATGGTCGCAGCGGCGATTTAGTCGCCGTCTCTGAGGCGCGCGCCCGTCATCTGCGTTGTCGACGCCGCGCCGCGCCCGAGGAATCCGCGCAATAGCACGTCATGCCACAGCGCGCGCAACGCCTCTTCGTTTTGCACGACCGCAGGCCCAAGGAAAGGGCGCGGCGGAATCTTGTTCGTGCCTAACTCTTGAAACACGGCGACATCAGACGTCGACCCAATCACCGCCTCGAAGCCATGAACCTCATGCCCGATCGAATCACGCAGCGCACCAGTGCGCAGCAGCGGATCGTTTTCGGTGAAGCCCTTCGCGACGCGATCCGCTTTCGTGAAATCAGCGAGTTCCGGCCACGCAGGAAAATGCTCGACGCTCGGTTGATAGTGACCGAGTTTCGCGCGCGCGGTGTTTTGAATTAGCTCTGCGGCAGCTTCGAGTCCGCGCCCGAGATGCGAATGCACCGCGGGAATCATCGTCTGCGTGACGTGATTTTGAAATGCACCGAGGCTTGCGAATTCCAGCATTATTTGCGCTCCTTGAATTCCATTCGACCGTAATCGAATTCGTTGCCTTCGAACTCCGAGAACACAATGCAAAATGCCGCGCGCGTGGCGTCATCGAGTGAAAACGCCACGTCGAACGGCATATTGTTTCGCACCAGCCATAAGGACTCGCGAACCGCCACAGAGCGCGCTAGTTTTTTACTTCTTCCTGCTGCGCTTCCGGCGACTCACCGCCGAAATGCTCCATTACCGCATTCATCACGGCAGTTACGCCGTCCTCGTCGAGTCGCTGAATCGTCGCTTCGATTTCGCGCTCGGTGTTCGGGTAGCTGACGGGCTTTCCATCGATTGCCGTGACGAAGGTGATCGGAATCACCATCGACACATAAACCTGATTCTTCGCCGCTTCGCCGAGAATCTTCACAAGCCGGAACTGCGACAGGACGCCCGGTTTCTTCAGCGTTACCGTCAGGCCGTTCGGCGTATCGATCGTCACCGCTTCAGCGGCTTTCTTCACGAGTTCTTTCGAAGGCGTGTCGGCTGCGGGCGCCGATTTCTTGCGGACGTTCACTGTCGTCATTTATGTTCCTTGTGGTTTAGAGCTTGATGCGCTGTTCGGCGACGAACGAAAGTTTCTGCTTCACGGTCGCGTCGCCCGCCCAATCGCCTGCGTCGTCGAGTTTGAAAATCACGCCGACGAACTGATATTGAGAAACCGCGCCGCTTGCTTCGGTGATGGTTTCGGTGATGGTTGACGGCAGGAGGTCGAGGCCGGCGTAATAGTTCGCTTCTTGCGCCGCAAAGAAGTCGTCGAATGTGGAGTCGATGCGTTCCACTTCGAACGAGCCGGACCAACCATCCGGGAAAACGAGATGCACGGTGCGACCGCTCATCAGCGTCAGTTTTTGGTCCTTGTTGTCCGGCTTGGCGGTGAACTTGGTGAGTCCGGTCAGACTCAGCGCACCATTAGGCGTCTGGACGTTGAGCGCCAAGTCGCGCCCTACGGTAAAGCCGTTCAAAGGCATGTGTGAGCCTCAAAAAGAAAAAGCCCGCGCAGGGCGGGCTTCGGGGTTGCGGGGTGCTCGGTCTTACTGAACGCTCGACTGAATCTGAACCGTCTGACCGCCTTGCAGGTTGATCACGAAGAACAGCACGACCGACAGATACTTGACCTTGACGTCGGCTTGCATGTAACCGTTCGCGACCGCGGAGTCCGGGTTGTTCGCCTTGTCGATCTGAACCGTGAACGGCGCTTGCGTCGGGTTGTTGACGTCGCCGATCATGTTCAGGCGCCAGAGGTTCGAGAGGAACGCTTGCATCGCCGACTTGACTTCGTTGCGAAGGTCGACCGTCTGATTGCGACCGATCACCGTGCCGAACGCCGCCGCGAGGGTGATCGCGAGATAGTTCGTCATGCGGGTGTAGTTGTCGCCATCCTGCCCCGCTGCGCTCGAAGCGTTGCCGCCCGTCTGCGTCGCGTAGTAGTTGCCGCCCGGCGACGGGTTGCCGATGACGTCGAGACGCGCTTGATTGATCGCCCCGATTTCGGCGCTCGTATACGGCAGGTTTTGCGCGGTGCGCTGCGTGCCGACGATGCCGTAAAGCGGTTTGTTCAAGCTCGACTGTTCCGGCGAGAGCGCCGCTTGCTTGCCCGCCCAAAACGTCGCCGGTCCGAGCAAGCGATTCTGGTTGTTCGTCGCGTCGAAATACGTGACCCAATCACCGACGAACACTTTCAGGCCGTAGCCGTCCGCGCCGGCCGTATTCAGCGCGGTCGAGACGGTCGTATATGCCGCGCTCGGTGCGCCCTGCATGCCGAAGTAGATGCCTTCGGACAGCGCGAACGAGAGCACCGTCGATGCGGCGGTCAGGTCCGAGTGATCGACCAGGCAACCGACTTGCGCGCCCGTACCGCGCAGGCAATACATGCCCTTGCGCGTGCCAGCGTTGCCGTCGACGCCGACGAGCAGTGCGTCGGTGAGCGTCGCCGTGCCGTCGGTGCCGCTCGCGAAGGTCGCGGGCGTCGTGATGTTCGGCGCGGCGGTTGCGGGGCCGCTCGTTGCGACGACGAGTTGCGACGGGCCGCGGACGTTCGACTGACCGTTGTTAATCGCGTTGACGATGTTCGTCCACAGCGCCGCGCCAGTGCCGCCTATGTTATCGAACACTTCGGCTTGCGTGCCGGGCAGCGCGATCGTAACTTTGAACGTGCTCGCCTTCGTGCCAGCGGTGACGGCTGCGGTGATCGAGTTGCCGCGCGTGCCGGTGTAGATCGCCGTCAGGTTGGCGCCGATCGCGGGCGTGCCGGCCGTATCCATCAGCTTACCGGTTGCCGCGACGTCGGTGCCGTCGGTGACGCGCACGTATTGCACAGCGGTCGCGCCTTGCAGGAAAAACACGTCCATCGCGGTTGCGAGGTCGTATTTCCGAACTTGCTTCGGCCCGAGCCATTGCGCGACGTCATTCGGCGAGCCGACGAGCACCGGAGCATTCACCGGACCCCATGAGCCAATACCGACAGCGCCGAGCACGTTCGACGGAACGCCGTTGATGATCAGCGGCGGCGTCTGGATTTGCAGATAAACGCCGGGCGCGGAGAGCGCCGACAAATTCAAAGCTCCTGCTTGATAAATCGGCATTAGTTAGCCTCCTTTGCGACTCGCACGCACTTGTCGGCGTGACCTTCGTCGATGACCGCCTGAATCGCGGCCGGGTCACTGATGCGCGTGCCGCGCTCGGTGAAGCCGAACTGATGCAGCACGACGAGTTCGTAAGCGAACGTCGGCGCGTCGTCTTGCTTTGCCATGTGGAAGAGGGTTCCTAGACGGGTTTTAAAACGGCGCTGGCATCGGTGATGATGTTCAGGTCGCCGACAATGACTTGCGGGGCATTCGCGACCTTCGTCGTCGCGTAATCGACGCGATAACGGAAGTCGCGACGGAATAGCCGCGCTTTCTCGCCGATGTCTTGCTGCGGACTGTCCGCGTAGATGATTCGCGCGCTGAAGCCATCGGGCATCGCGAGAAACTTTAGGTCGGCGAGATTCGGATCGATCACGTTTGCGAGCGCCGTGCGTTGCGCGGGCGTGCTGCACCAAAGCGTGATTTGAAACATGCGATCTTGGTTTTTGATGACCTTGATCGCCGTTCCTGTGCCGCCCGTTCGAAGCGCGCCGATAGCAGCGTTCGCGGGCAGGGTGATATTTGCGCCTGCGCTTGCTGTGCCGGGATAGTCGCGCGCGATGAGTGTCGCGAGCGCTGCGGCGATGCTCGCAAGCGTGTCGGTCGGCTGCACCGCGTAGGAGTAGGGCGAATTGCCGACGAACACCGCGAGGTTTTGCGCGGAGAACGGAACAGGCATTGCGCCGCCGACAGTGACGACGTTGCCCGCCTTCGAGAGCGTGATCGTCGGGGCGAACGTCGCGAGCGGTTGCCAGCCTTGCATGTAGCGGGTCGTTTTGCGCTCGTCCGCGGTCGCGTAGACGGAGACTTGCGCGACGCCTTGCGCGAGGTCTGCGTCGAGACTCGCCTGAGTCGGCCAGCCGGCGCCGACGCGGACATTGAAGCCGGTCGCCGAAGGTTGATTTGTGCCGTTCGGATAGAGCCAGCCGGCGATTAGGCCGACGAGCACGTTTTGCACATCGGAAACGTCGCTCATGTCTGCCCCTGTTGCGCGGTGAGCCGCCAGCCCAAATCGCTGAGTTCGGCGCTGGAAATGATGTAGCGCCGCCCGAGTTCGTCGGCAATCAGGTCGCCCGATCGCAGCACGACGCCCGGCACTAACGGCAGCAGGATCGCCCACCACGCGTCACGCACATCGCCAGGCAGCGCGACGCCGCCTTTCTCGCCTTTCGTGCCTTGCAGCACACTCGCGGGCCATCCGGCCATCAGAATCGTCTCGTTTTCCGCGGTCGTGCCTTCATAGTCCGAAACCGCGCCGAATTGCGTCTGTGTCTGCGGACGCGTGATAATCAGGGTGCGGTTGCACTCGACGACGAGGATCGGGAGAAGCGGCTGTTGCGCGGCGACGAAATACTCGCCGGTATCGCCGATGAGGTAGTCGCCGACTTGCGTTTGCGAGCCGTCCATGACCGCAAACCACGTCGGCTTGCCGTATTTATTCGGTCGCCGATAGGTCATATCCTCTGCGTTCAGACTGGCGAGGAAGTTCGTCGCGACGATCTGCGCAACCGTCATATCGGGTGAGATTGGCCGGTAGAGCGTGAACGCGTTGCCGAGGCGCTTCGCTACCTGCGCATAGCCCTTGTAGGCCTGCGCTTGTGCTTTGGCGCCGTCCATCAGACCACCAGCGCGATAGAGCCGCCGCCTGAGATGCCGGAGCCGGGCGGAATGCCGATGAAGTCGCACAACTTCACGCGAAACGACGAGTAGAGCGCTTCGCGATCGCGCTGCTCATTCTTGTTGTGCGTCCACACGGCAGCAACGTCGGTGTCGAGGTTGTCGCTAGTGCCGTAGATTGCCTCTTCGAGCGCGTTCAACTTCGTCAGATAGTTGAGCAGCACCGTCTCTTCGGCCGGCTGCATGTTGTCGATTCTAAATTCGAGCGTCCCGTACTTCTGGAAGAACCGCCAGCCGAACGCTTGAACAGGCAACCCGCCATAGAGGGGAAGCCCGCAGAAGCGACGGACGTCAACTTTCTGCGCATCTGTGAGCATTAGCCTAATTCCCCATTGATGCCGAGCAAGCGCGCGCCGCGCTCGATCAACAGTTTGATTTCAGCCTTCGCCGTCACGACTTCGCCAGGGAGCCACACTTGCGGGTCGCCTGCTTCGTCGTAAAACTGGTAATGCGCCGCGATCGTCACCGATTCCGGTAACGCGGGCGCATTCTTTGCGGCCCTGGCGGGCTTCGTGACCTTCGGTGCATCTATCGGAGCATCCGAGGCCACGAAAGCCGCTTGTGCGCCCTCTGGCGCGTTTGCGTCATTCATGGTTATCTCGAAAGAGGGGCGAGCACTACGCCCGCCCCGCCGATTACGCCGACTCGATCACGACAGCGCGCTTGAACGTGCTGGCGGTCGCGGTCGGGATGATGTTTTGATTCGCGGTGATGTCGGTCGGAACAGCAAAGCCGCCGATCCAGTACCACGACTGCGCGATGATCTGTTGCAGGCGGTCGAGCGGTTCGCGCGTGACCATCGCGATACCGTCGATCATCTCGATCAGCGCGTTATCGGCGCCGATTTCGTCCTGCGTGATCGCCTCGTAATCGCCTTCGATGAGCGCGCCTTGACCGCACATGATGCCGCGGTGAACAGCCACAGAACCAAGCGTCTGTTGCGGCGATTCGGTCGTCGGGATGATGCGCAGGCCCATCAACTCCATCACTTGACCGGTCTGATACGCTTGCGAGCCGTACTGACCTTGATAGAGCAGCTTGAAATCCTGATCTTTGAACAGGTTTTTCAGTTGCGAGTTGTCGGCGTAGTAGTTGTACAGCCCGCCGATGGTCGGCACGCGGTTATTGCGAAGGATCGTCACGCCCGCGAGCAAGTCTTGCATCGTCAGGTAGTCGGTCGAGAGGATCGCCGACGTCGACGCGCGACCACCCGAGCGCAGCACCGAAGCCGCGTTCGACGCGACGACCGAGTTGCCGGCCGTTGCATCGGCGACGGTGACGTTGCCCGAGAACGTGAGCGTGCCCGATACGCCTTGCGGTGCGGTCGAGACGTTCGAGCCGTCGACAGCGACGCCGGTCAGCGTGTAGCTGTTGCCGTTCGCGAAAACGACGGTGAGCGTGTTCGTGCCCGAAACCGGCACCATCACGCCATTCGCGCTCACGTACTGGAAGCCGCGCACGTCATCGACGGAGACGGTTGCAGCCGGCGCGCCGAGCGTCGTGCGCACGCGGGTGTTACCCGACAGGTATGCGCCGAACAGCTTGTTGCGCGCGAGGCGGTCGAGCGATTGCAGGGCTTGAACGCCGTTCACATACGCGTTCTGAAGGAACTGCGACGCGATGCCGACGCGAGTCGTCACCATGTTCAGGTCCATCGTGTCGCCGTACATGTCGATGCCGAGCGTGTATTGCTCGATCGTCCAGCCAGACGGCGAGAGGCCGTTGTCGAGATTGGTGTTCGCAGACGGGGTGAGCGGCGTCGTTGTCGGCGCCTTCAGGCCGCGGCGGGTCTTGGTGATCGTCTCACCGACCGCGTTCGCGAACAGTTCACGATCGGCGACAGCGCGATACGTGATTTGCGATTCCAAGCCGCCTTGAAACTCGCGCGCGAGGAAACCTTGCTGAATTGCCGGTTGGAGGGCGGCGGGGAAATTGCTGATCGGCATGTGATGCGGTCCTTAAAAGCAAAAAGCCCGCACAATGGCGGGCTTCGGTTTAGGTGTGTACTGCTCGGTTTCGGGCGGGTTTAGCGCGACGCCTTCAGAAACGCGGCCTTCTGTGCCGCGTAATCCTTCGCGTCGACCGTGCGAACGTCGACCGGCTTCGGGTCGCCTGCGGGCGGCGTCTTTTGCGTGCTCGATGTGCTCGTCGTGCCGAAGAGATACGGCTTGGCCTTCTTCGCGGCTTCGAACAGTTCGTCAGCGCCGATGACGTCGCCTTTCTCGTCGAGCTTCACGCCGGAGAGGTCGAGCACCTTCAGCGCGTCGCTTACGTCGACGACGCCGTGCTTTGCCGCGACCGCTTTCAGTTCGGCGCGCAGCACGCGCTCGTTCGCGGCTTTCTCGGCAGCGGTGAGCGCGTCTTTGCTCCCGGCTTCGAGTTCGGCGATTCGCGCTTGCGCGGTGGCGAGCGCGGTGTCTTTCTCGGTCGCTTTCAGGCGATACGTTTTCGCTTCCTCGCGCAGTTCGCTCACGTACTCGCGGGAAAATTGCTCGCGCGTCGGCGCGGGCGTGGCGGGCGGCGTCGAGTTGCCGCCAGGCGCATCACCTTCTACGCCGAAGCGGAAGGTTGCGGAGAAGCCGAGCAGGAAGGAAAGGAGGTTCGAGATTCGCATGTGTCAGATTCGGGCATCGGCCCGCCCTAGAAATGAAAAAAGCCCGCATCGAGCGGGCCGTTCGGTGTTGCGCATCTGCGCGGTTTATGCTGCGAGTAAATCGTTCGGCATCGCTTCTGTGATGCGCTTGTCTGCAATGGCGAAATAGCTTTCATCGCGCTCGATGCCGATGAAATTTCGACCGGTGTTGGCACATGCGACGCCGGTTGTGCCGGAACCCATGCAGTTATCGAGCACCGTGTCGCCTTCGTTCGTATACGTGCGGATCAGGTATTCCATCAGCGCGACGGGCTTCTGCGTGGGGTGAAAGCCGCTCCGGTCTGCTGTCAGGTTATTCATCACAGGGATGTCAAGTAGCAAGCTTCTCGGATAGCCGAATTCGTTTTCATACGAGCGAGTCGTAACCCCGCGCTCTACGTCCCACACGTCAGCGCGACTCGTCGTCGCCTTACCCATCCGGCCGACAGTTGATTTCCTGTACGGCTGCGGGTTATATGTCGGCTGCCGCAAATAGAAAACGACTACGTTTTCGTGCTGCCGCAAAAACTGCTTCTTCGCGAGCATTGGGTTCGTTACGCGCTTTTTGTCCCAAATTAGTTCGTATCGGAACATGCGCGCGTTACTCATAATCAGCGCCGACGTAAAAGGCTGCGAAGCAGTAAGCACAATCGCCGCATTCGGCTTTGCAATGCGCCGGTATTGCGCCCATAGCGGCTCGAACGGGATAATCGAATCCCATTTGCAAGCCGTCGTGCCGTAGGGCAAATCGCACAGAATCAAATCAACGCTGTTATCGGCGAGCGTCGCCATCACGTCTAGGCAGTCGCCTAAGCGCAAATCCGCGTCCATTAATTCCCCGTATTGTCCGGAATAGGTTTGATCGCCGTCGCCTTCGCGATTTCGGCCGCGTCCGCTTCTGCGGATTCGGTTTTGATGCGCGCGAGTTCGGCCGGCACGTCTTCCACGTCGTATTGCTCTGCAATCGATGCGGTCGCCGTCTCTTTCGAGAGCAGTCCGCCCGATGTGAGCGTCGACAGCGTGCTCGCCTCGTTCGTCTTGTCCGCCCACGTCGGGCTATACCAAGCCGGCCACTTCAGCGCGAGCGGCTTGTCGGTCGCGATCGGCGGGATTTTCTGCCCCTCCGAGTCGACGAGTTGCGCCTTCTGCGACGCCTTCGCGATCATGCGATAGAGTTGCAGCAAGCCCTTCTCGCCGTAGGAGATGCGCAGTTTGTCGGCGAGCCAGATAAGCGCCTGGTTCATCAACTCCATTGCGCGCCCCGACTGAGCCGCCGCGATCTTGTCGGCGTCGGCCTTGTTGCCGTGGATCGATTCGAGCGCCACTTGCCGCGCGAGCCGCACGTATTCGAGCAGCGCGTTCGTGCCGTCACCGCTCATTTCGAGAAGCTTGGCGTCGCCGTCAGCGCCGACCGTGATCGCATTGCCCGCGCCCTTCGTGAGCGTGCCGCCTTGCCCGGTCGCCGGCTCTTTGATGAGCAGCGTCGGATCGCTCTGATACTTCAGCGCGCGCCCGCCTTGCGAGAGCAGGTAGTCGATTTCGATGTTCGTGTCGATCGCCTTGGCGAACGTGCATTTACCGTCGATTTCGTCGCCGCCCGGCAGGTTCTTCATCCAGACGATCGGAACGAAGCCGAGCTTGTGCGACACACTGCGCGACGCGTCAGGCGTCATCGCTTCCGGGTCGTTGTCTTTCGTGACCGGCATTGGATTGAACCAAGCCTCAACGCCCGAATTCCACTCGCGCCTGAACCAATGATCTTGCGCGAGCATGTCGTCTGGGATCGGATAGCCGAGCGCCTTGAGCGCGCGCCCCTTCGTCTTATAGAGTTCGACGACTTTCGCGAGCGTGTCGGGCGCGTCATCCTGCCAAACCGGAGTTAGGAACTGCGTGTTCATCACCGAGAAGAACAGGCGATTCTTCAGCACGCGCAATTGCACTGCGGCCGAGCCGACCGAGCCGCGCGTCGCAGCGTCGATCATCACTTCGTTCAGGTAGCAGTCTTTCGCGATCGCTTCGAGCGTTTCGGCGGCGTCCGCGTTCTCGCTCGTCACCGTCGGGAAATGCTCTTCGCTGAACAGCAGGCCGACCGAATCATCAACGACTTCGGAGCACAGCGCGAAACGCACCGACGGCCGGCGCTGGCGCAGCGGAATGTATTCGTCAGCTTCCGATTTCTCGGTGTGAAACGAGTAGGGCAGCACGTCGTATTGCGTGCCGTCGAGAACAGCCGTTAAACAGCCGACTGTGTGCGCCCGGTCGGGAAGGTCTTTATCCTTCGGGTGCTGCTCGCGTAATGTCTGCCACATTCAATGAATCCTGTATTTTTTGAAGTGCGTCGAGCCGATCATTCCGCCGTCGGGTCTGCGCGTGAGAATCGCGATCGCGCAATCGAGGTCGGTCGCTTCGAACATGGCATCGATGTTGTCTTGCGCGTCCTGCGGGTCGATGTCATGCAGCGCGTGCAGCGTCGAGTAATGGTTGATCTTCATTTGCGCCCTCCGGCTTGATTCGGAATTCCCATATCCGCGCGTACTTGCGCGAAAGGTTGTCGCGCGCTTGCGTAGCCTCGCGCTCGCTGCGATACGCGGCCCATTTAGTCCACTCGGAAGCGCGCGACCGACGAAAGGCTATGGAGCCTTCGATCTGGCGCGATTCCAAGATGACCGGCATAGCCTTTTTTGACCGACTGGCGACGGGGCGCTGATCGACAATCCCGGCCTTTGCGCTCTTCGCTCGAACGCACTGCTCTCTGTAGTCGCTCATGCGCGCCTCATCGGTGAAGGTGATCGGATTGGAAGCGTTTCGCCGGGATATGCACGAATTTCGTGAACAGGTAATAGCCGATCGCGTCGGGAACGTGATCAAAGCCGAGTTCCTTGTCCGGGTCGTTCGTGCCTTCCTTATAGATCAACTGTTCGAGACACTTGATCGTCTCTTTGCACGTCGGGTCGACGAAGTAGTGACGCGCGCCGTCAGCCGACTTGATGCGCCCGTTGACGTAATTGATGCGATCGCGCACGAGCGGGTGAGCGTCCATCGCAATGACCTTGAAGCCATACGAACGGAGGATCGAAATATCGGTTTTGCCTTGCGCGCTCGTCTTGCGTTGCGCGCCGGCCGGGTCGGGGTAGATCGTGATGTGATCGAGCTTCGGCTGCGCCGGATCGAACGACGCGAGGCCGTATTTGTCGCGCAGCACGCCCGCCATTTCATCGGTGTTCGACGTCGGAATGACATGCTCGGCGATGCACCATATTTCGCCGTTCGCCTGTTCCTGATGCACGACCGCAGACATGGGATTCACGTTGAAGTCCATGCCGATGTGCAGCGGGAGCGCCGGGTTATACGCGCACGGCTTGACCGATTCTTTCCGGTGGAAGTCGTAATAGACGCGTCCGCTGTAGTTCTCGAACGAGCCTTCGTATTCCTGGCGGAACGTGCGCGGGTCTAGCGTGCGTCGCGCAGCTTCGACTTCCTCTTGCGGGACGTTGCCGCCTTGAACCGACGTGTAGAGCCACGACTTGTGATCCGGCTCGCCGCCTTCCTGCCCCGCTACATACGAGTCATAGCAATGATTGAATCCCTTCGGCGTGCCGATGCGCAGGCAATGCCCGCCGACGTACTTGATACCGTCGATTTCGTATTTGCACGTCGAGAGCATCGGGCGCAGAACTTCTTTCCACGCCTCAAAGGGGCAATCCGCCCACTCGTCGACGAGCGCGAAGAACAGGCCGGAGCCGCGCAGGTTGTCATATTCGTTCAGGCCGACAATGCGGATGATGTGGCCAGTTTTGAGCAGGATGAAACATTCCGACTCGTTCGGCTTGCTGTCCATCCATGCGCGCGGGATAGCTCGCTTCAGGCGGCGCCAGAACACGCGCTTGGCTTGCTTGAACGTCGGCGCGGCGTACCATATCTCGTCGTCGGGGCTTACCTTCCATCGAGCGGCGAGTTGCGCGGCGCGGCGCATCTCTTTCGCGCCGAGGAACGTCTTGCCGAAGCGTCGACCGCACACCGCGTCGCGGAATCGGGCGTAGGGTTGCCAGCCGTGAACGTAGATATTCGCCTGTTTAGGCGTTAGTTGGATCGATTCAAATACGCTGGTTGGCCCCTTCGGTCGTCGAGTCGCCATCAATGAACCTGTTTGATTTCGCTCGGTTCGCCGCGAGAGTCAGAACCTGCAAATTGTTATGGACGTGCAGGCCAGACACCTTGAGCCCCTGCAAGGGGATGATGTGATCGACCTCGTGAGGAATGCCGGTTTCGGCGGCAAGTCGCGCGCATTCTGTGTAGATCGCCTCGATAGCGTCAGCGTCAGCCCACGGTGGCGTTGCTCGCATCACCGCGTCTCGGCGACGCGCGTAGTAGCTGCGCACCTTGCCCGCGTTGAGTCGGCGCCATTCGCGCCAATAATCGCTTTCCGCCCACTTCGCGAGGATTCGCTCTCGGTTAGCCTCGTGATAGGCAGTCGCGCGAATACGGTTCGCCTCAGCGATTTCGGCCTTGCGCTGTTCAGGCATCGCGGCGCGCTTTCGCTTCTCCCTCTCGCGCTCGGCGAGACGACGCGATTCATCCTGCTGCCGGCGAGCGTGATACGCACGCTTAGCGGCTCGCCGCGCCTCTGCCTTCTCGGGGTCGCTCTTGTATCGCTTGGCGCTTTCTCGGCGGTATCTGATGCGCCTTTCTTCGGGCGTTTCGCCGTCTCGCTCGACAAACCAATCAGCCGCCATGCGAACTCCAAATAATCTCTCGATGGTGTGATTATTTCACAGAATCGGCTTTTCGGGGATCGGCTCATCCGGCGCGATGAACGTATCCGTCGCCGTCATATCGCTGTCGTCGCCGCCGCCTGATTCGCGCAGCATGTCGGCGCGCGTCTTCTCAAGCGACTCAATGCGCCGCGCCAGTCGTTCGACGTGCTCGCCGTAATCGACGCGCTTGCGCACCGTCTCGTCGCCTGGGCCGAACTCGGACGCCTCGCGGTCGTGCTTCTGGATGACTTCGAGGCCGCTTTTCGGGTCGTCTTTCCACGCCTTAGCTTCGGCGTCGAGCGCGCGCTGCATCCTGATACGGAGCAGGGTGATTTCGTCGTCGAGCGATCCGAGCTTTGCGCGTACATCGTCGTAATCAGCCCTTTCCTCGTCGGTCAGGTGCTTCCCGTAGATGCCGTGTTTCTTCGCGTTCTGGTTCTCTTTGGGCGCCCCGTCTGACGCCCCGCCATGCACGCGGCACACTTCCTTACCCGGAACCGCCTTCGCTGCGCACTGCGCGCCAGTGGAGCGCGCGAACGCTTTGCATTGCACGCGCTTCATTTGAATCTCCTGTTGACATACGCTCTCTTTCGGGTAGTATTTGAGGTCAGCACAACCCGAAAGAGAGAGCACGAATGAAAGATGAGTCGAAACCGGCCGCGATCGAACGCCCGACGCGCACCGTGTATGTGAATGTGTTTCCAGGCGGTCACGCCGACTGGTTCGACACCGAAGCCGAAGCCCGCGCAGGTTTGAACGCTCGCGCGCTGAAAATTGCCGTGCCGGTTACTTTTGAGGTGTGACGATGACTGACGAACAGAAACGCACACTCGCCGAACTCGCCGCATTTCAAGAATGGGAGCGCACAACCGGAAACCTAACGCCGTTTTCAGCATGGAAAGCCCGCGCGCTTCTCACCGCATCCGCGCCCAATCCGAGCGTTGAACCGGTGGCGCTGAAAGACATTCGAGATTTTCAACGAGAACTGGCGAACTATTTCGACGATGTGGGCGATCCGCACGGCGCAACGATGATTAGGAATTTCGCGGACCTGTCCGGCTACACCGCCCCTCTCGCCACTCCGAGCGACAAGCAAGAGGCGGTGGCGGAGATTGTTCGATACGAGACGTTCACCGGCCGCACTGCGTGGGACATAAAGATTCGGGACACGTCTCTTAAAAACGGATCGAAGCTCTACGCCGCCCCTCTCGCACAGTCCGCAGAGCAAGACAGGATTGATGCGGAGCAACTGGAGGGATTGATTGCGCGATTGAACATTCACGCAGGCAATAAAGACAACACTGCGTTTGCTCGTTCGACCATGCGCGAATGTATAGAAGTGCTCGCCGCCCTCGAATCCCGCGTATTGGCGGAGAGGAAGCAAGAGCCGGTTGCGTGGCGCAGCAAGTGGAAGACGGGCAATCAGTGGACGTACAGCAACAGCAAGCCTTACTGCAATCCGCCTGAGAAGTTTGACGTCGAGCCAGTATTCGCCAACCCCACGCCGGATGATGCAAGCACGGATCACAAGTTCGCGATCATCAAAGACCGCCATTACGACGGTGAAGGCTTGACGCTATGGGTTTGGGACGGGCGCTACTACTGCGGCACCGATGGCGACTGCTTGCGCGCGCACCCGGACGGCTCTCTCGACGGGTTCGATTGCGAATGGCTGACGCACGATCAACTGGAGCAGCGATTGAACGCCGCCATCGACCGAGCAATGCAAGACAAGGAGCCGAAATGACCACTCGCGACAAACGATACGCAGAATGGCTCGCGTCGCACGTGAACAAATGGGGGCATCCGCCGAGTCCCGGCGAAGCGTGGGACGAAGCAGAGCGCCAAGCGCTGGAGCGCGCGGTTAAGGCGTGTCAAGCGGTCGAATTCAACTGGAATGCGGAGAAAGGCGTCTATACCAATGCTTGCGACGATTGCTCCGACGCAATACTCGCCCTGCTGCAAGACGCGCAGAGCGGCGAGGAGAAGCACGATGACTGACAAAAGAAAGCTCACCGCGCTCGATTGGGCTTGCCTTGCTGTTCCCGTCATTGCGGCGATCGCTTACCTGCTTCTCTAAGCCAACCGATCGGCAACGAGGCGCGCATACCCTTGTATGTCGTGCCAGTTGTCGTGATAGTCCGGGTCGCCGTTCAATATCCGCGCGACCTTATCCCCGATGACCTCTAGCGCCTGCTTCTGATCCGGTTGCAGGCGCTCCCACCCTGGCGATTGCCACATCACCTCTTTCAGCCCTTGCGCGATCACCGCGTGATCGGCGAACACGCCATATCGAGCGCCGCGCTCGGCGAGTGTGTGCGCGATGTCGGTCATCCGGGTTTCTCCCTAGCAAATAACAGCGAAAATAGTTGTTGACTGTTTCCATCTCTCGAAGGTATGATTCTTCTCATGCGCTGAACGACGCGCACCAACCGGAGAGAGAAATGAACGCAGCCCTGATCGCAGAAATGATGAAGAACTTCGCGGCAATCGAAGCGAATGTGCGCGCGGCTTACCCGGACGCCAGCGAAGAGAAGGTCTATCAGATCACGAAGGCGGCAATGAACGCCTCGCTGTCCATCTAACAACACCGCGCCCGGAACGCCGGGCAAGCCGAGGCAGACCATGACCGTAGCCGAACTGATAATAGCCCTGCAAAAGCTCCCGCAGGACCAGCCCGTAGCCGTGTATGACCCGAAGGCGTGCGAGTATCGTCAGGTGACGCAAGCCGAGAGCGAGAACCGCCGCGCAGTGATCGACGTCGCGATAATATGAACCGCCTCGCGTACTATCGACACCTAAGCGCGCCAACCGGAGAGAACAAAATGACTGAAGCCGAACAGATCAAGCAGTTGCGCGAAGCGTTGAAAGCGCTGGTGCAACTGCACCAAAGTTGGGACAAGGGGACCGCATACGTCCCGGTTTCGTTCATGCAAAAGAACAACGCCGCGATCAAAGCCGCGCGCGAAGCATTGCGCAACAGTGAAATCGCCTAACCACCCGGCATGACCCGCCTCGCGTACTATCGCCATCTCCGCGCGCAGGGCTTCGCGGCCCTTGACGCCTTCCGATACATCAAGCATTGGAGCAAGTGAGCAATGGCCGAATCCAAAGCACGAAAGCAGCAGCGCGCCGCGCTCGTGGAGCTTCAAGTAACCGCTACACAGCTTGCAAACGGGTTTGATATGCGCCGGCTGTCGTTCGCGGAGATGCGATCCGTCTTGCGGGACATCGAGACTCAAGCGCGGGAACTGCGCCGCATCCTCGTCGACGAAACCTAACCACATCAAGCATTGGAGTAAGTGAGGCAGCGCGGATAGAATGGCTCGACGCCCGCAGCCCGCGGGCTTTTACACATCGACGCCATGAAAACAATCATCGCCGCAGCACTCGCCTTCGCATCGATCAGTGCGCAGGCTTACATTCTTGCGCCGCCTGACGAGAAATGTCCCGATGGCGTCGTTTGGTCGGACGGCATGCGCACATGTCGCGATCTCAAGGAAGAGAAGCAGCGCGCCGCAATCTCAGCAGCCAATGAACGATACGCATCAAAGCGCATCCAAAGCATTCCCGGTGTCTGCACTGGCGATGACTGCAATCGCATCTACAAAATCCAGCGATGGGATGCGAGAACCGGGCAGATGATCAACTAGAGCGACGCCATCGCAGCCGGGTCGCAGTGCGTTTCGCCGACCGGCTTCCAGTGATCGCACCAGAAACACCGTTCGCGCGCGTCTACGGGTTGATTCGCGGGCGCGCGCGGGTAGTTAGTGACTCGGTAGCGAATCGCTTCGCTCAGTGCGTCATTCACGATGCATCGCTCCCCATCTTCGGACCTCGCGGCAATTCCATCCAATGCGTCGGCGGGTAGTGATGCGTTTCGCTCACTCCCTCCCAAAACCAGCCGCCGCGCCTCTTATGCCGAATGCGCGATGACATATCGACGCCACCATCAGCGAACCCGATCAGAACGAAGCGCCCGAATTCTGGCAAGTTGTCTTCGTCGACAGGAATCCAGCCTCGCACCTCTTCCCGCAGCGCCTTCACTTCGCGCATTACGTCTTCGAGGTTCACAGCCTCGCGCGGCAGAATGTCGTCGTCGCTCACGGCAGCGCCCGCCACAGAATCATCGCGACGCCGGCCGCAATCGAGAGCAATCCGCCGAACATGGCGAATACTCCGATCGTCGCGTACCACGGCGCGGTGTTGTCACCGAAAATGGGTCGATCGAGCCACATCATCAGCGCCACGACGCACAGCAGAAAGAATCCGACGGCGATCATGCGCGCACCTTCCGCTCCATCCACCCGACGAGCAGGATCATCGCAGTCGCGACGACCGGAAGAATGGCCTTCGACGCGTTCCCTTGATCGAGCGCACTAGCGAACGTGCAGGCATTCACGCCGATGCAGAACCAACCGAATGATTTCATCCAAACCTCGCAACACGCATGAACAGAATGTGCGCATAGTCGCGCATGTGACTCAATTGCCGGTCGAGCAAGTGACGGTCGACGTCAGGGAGCGAGCGGTATGCGTCACCCTTCAGGAACGCGCAGAGCTTGCCGATCCGCTCGTCGAGTTCGGCTTTCTCGTCGATCACGCGCTGTTGCCAGTCGGGGCGAACAGGGAATAGCGGCATGCATTCGCGCTCGTAATCATCCACGCTCCGCGCTATCGGCTCGACCAGGAGCATCATTCCGGATTCGTCCATCATCTCTTTCCCCGAACAGTGAAAATCGTTATTGGCTGTTGATCCCGAACTCGCTCACCTTGCCGAGCACATCGCCGCCCACCGATCTAGCTCGATCGACCAGAGCCACGCCGCGCGAGCGTAGGCGTTCGCCCACATTCCGAAGCATTCGAATGCGTCAGTTACGAACATGGGGTGCTCCTGTAGGGGTGCGCGCTACCGGCCCGTATATGATCCGGGTGCCTGCCCTGACCGGCAGCGCGCGTAAGACGAGGGCTTCTCTTGCGTCCACTGGTATGCGGAACCCGAAGGCAGCGCGCGCCATCTTTCACCCTCTCGTGACGCGCCTTGTTTGAGAGCGCCGGGTTCGACGCGCCCCGGCAGCTATTAACGCGATCGCTCTCACGACTGGCGGCGGGCCGGGCCATCACTGAAGTTCGCCCCGTTGCGCGTTGAAACGACGCCTTCCGCCATGCGTGAGAGAGCCGGATTCTCACCGGCTGATTGCCTTACTTGGCGGGAGCAGTGAGGCCGCGCCAGTCGTCGAACTGATGCGCCGAACTAACGGTGCGCCATTCAAAAGCGCGCTCAACAGTTTCGGCCGCGAAACCCCATCGCTTCCCGTCCCAAAACTGGAAGAACTGCCGGCCATATCGCGGCGCCGTCTCATACACCCCGACATGCACCGGCTTAACGTTGCCCGGATACCACTTCGTTTTCTTCATCATCTCTCCCTAGGTAGGGGCAAAGCGCCGAGCGGCGCGCGACCTTATCGCCGCGACCGGATAACAAACTCGCCCGACTCACATCGGCGGAACGCTTTGCAGCACGTCACCCGCGCAACTCACGCTCGACGCCTCGCCCCATGATCAGAAAATGAACTTGACGATCGGCACGACGAGCGCCGCGACAAGGCTCACCGCGCACACAAACCAGATCGCGCCGAACAGAAAGCCTTTCGCCGCCTCGATCCAGAACCGTTTCGCGCTACGCATCCACGCCGGCCCGCGCACCCGCATCGCGAAGCGCGCGAACGAATAGCGGTTCGCCAGTTGGTAGATTTCGAGCAATTCGCGGCTCGATACGCCTTCAGCCCATTTCATTTCGTCACCGTCACGTCGCCCGGCTTCTTCGCCTCGCGTTTATGCGGAGCTTCGCGCTTCAAATCCTTCTCGGAATAGCCCGGCTTGCGGTCGGGATCGTCGGCTTCAGGCTCTTCGAAAGCCCCGCCCGGACAAATGCCGACAAGGATCGGAAGGGCGATCCGGCCCGCGGAGCCGAGCGAATCGGCTACGTCTTCAGGGTCGATCGTGCCCGCGATGACCTGACGTATCAGACCTTCAAGCGCCTCGCGGTAGTTCGGACTCTCTGCCGCCCATGCCGGCGCGACCTGGCGTCCCGTATCTGCCTGCCATTGGCGCACTACCTCGTGCGTGATTTGCGCATAGATGCGTTCTTGTTTCACCGTAAGCCCCGTATCGTCGTTAGGTGCAGTGCGTGGCCGAACGGGACCGGCCCCGTCGTTTCATATCCCGCGTACTGTAAGACAAATCTTACCATACCCTCAGGGGATTTAAACGCCGAAAAGAGAGCGGAAAGCATCGGTTTTACCCCAATAGGATAAACAGCGAAGATATTTGTTGACTGTTACGCTACCTCGCGGATATGCTTCACACATACACCAACACCGCGAGGCCCGAAATGCTCCACTACTACGACGATTTTTCAGCCGATAATTACGACGAAGAAGAGATGACAGACGAGGAACGCCGCGCAGATCGTGACGAGCGCGACGCTGATCGACACTTTGCCCGGATGGACGAATGAACAGACCGCACCTTGCAGCGATGCCGAAGCACCTGCTCGTCGAGTTGTACCGGCGAGCGATCGGAGCGCCGGGCGACTATGCACGGAATCCGAAGTCTTTCTACCTAAAGGCGCTCGACGCTAGGGAGGGAGCCGAACTTGCCAACATACTCGCGACCATCGAGCGAAAGCCGCGCAAGGTATCGCGGCCGACGATCGAGAAGCGGAACGCCCTAGAGAATGCGAAAGAGTTTCGCGCAATCTGTAAAGCGCTCGTCGATTGGGGCGATGATCTTGCCGACAATCGCGAAGCACTGCGCAAGCTTCAGTCTCGCGCGCGTGTAGCACTAAAATGAGATTCGGTGTGCCCGGTTGCGAGTTCCGGGCTTCCGACTGTTTGGCATTGGATCATGGGTGGCGACCCGATCCGCCGCGCCGCTCAACCGAGCGGCTTTTCGTTTTACGACTAGATTCGCGCGATCGCGCATGTATCGCACCGGCCATCGGGGAATGGTTGCGGCACTTGCCTGGCTTGTGTGCCTTCGGGTTTCGCGCCTCACCGCCCGTAGCGGCGGGGAAGTGCGCTGGATAAGCGGCTTCGATGCGTTGCGCATCAGACAAGGCACGAAACCCGAAGGAGCCAGTTACGCCGGCTAGTCGGCCCGATTTGAACTCGGGACTTGTGTTTTCGAGCAGCAAAAAGAAAGGGCGCCGAGGTTTGACCCTTGGCGCCCTTGAAGCACTGCTACGGAGAGTTCTTGCGGATTACTTCAACATGACAGAATTGTAGTTTAGCGTCCCGCCTCTGTCAATACCCTAAAGAGATGAATCATCTCTAAATTTAGTGTGTTGCATTCATACAACGCAAAAACTCCATCCGCTCGCTGTGGTTCAGCATCGAAACGGCTATCAAAAATTCCTCTTCATTCATCACGGAAGGCGGCATTGACGGCACGCCATCGTTTGCGAGGTTCGGGACTGCAATGCTTTGTTCGTTCAACATTTTTTTTGATCCAAGGGGGTTCAGATCGGCAGTCACAGCACCGACAGGGACCAATCGTACCCCTAGCTCAAAGGTAGTACAAGCAGATGAATGAAGAATTTTATTACATAACAATACTACCACAGGAAACAAATACCGGGCGATTTGTGATAGGCGTAACTAGTTACAAATGTGCGCGCCGCGTTACGACTTGAACTTGTTCGACATGGCTTTCAGTAGGGCGGTCTGCGCGCGGAGCGGGTCTTTTCGATAGACCTCGATCGCCGTTTCCAGGAACGCCAACTCGTCGGCGTCGGTCGGCTCTACCGTCTCATCCGAGACGTGTTCCGGCTGCGCCTGCTGCTCGGCGCGCGGCTTCTTGTCGTGCTGCTGATCCATCCAGCCATGCGCCAGCTTGAACCCCTGTTCGATCTTGCGCGCGGTCGTCGGGCCGATTCCTTTGTACTTGGTGTTGATGTGCGACATGTACGCCTCCCGCACCCCGACTCTCTCGCCGAAGAGCTTCAACATACCTTTCTCTGGCGCACCTGGATCGTCGCGCCTCACTACCTCTTTGAACTGCTCAAAGAGGGCTTTGAAGTTGCGGTAGCGAATCTCTGTAATGTCCATTTTTGGTCCACGTAGGCAGTGTAATTTTGGGTTTATGTGCCGCTTTGATACGGAACCATACCACGGCGATAGCAAGCGCAGCAATAGAAACCCCACACTAAATAGACGCGTTTTGTCTGAATCTTATGATAAGACATCTCTTTTTGTGCTTGCATGCTCTCTACGAGATAGCTATACTCTCTACATTGAATACCGGAGAGAGGTGAAAACATGAAGGGCGATTTGAACATGTATGGCGTCGATCCATCGCTTGACGAGCAGATGCGCGCACTTCCGATGCTCACCGCCCACCGCGTCTGGAAACAGGCGGGAACGCCAGTGCTGCGCGTGATCTGCGAGACGGCCGGCGTTCGCTATGAGAGCTTCGCGCTCGTTCGCATCGGCAAGAAAAATTTCACCTACACGAACGGGAAACTCTTGCAGTACGCCATTTTCCTGTCGCTCGGCGTCGTCGTGAACCTCGACACGCTGTGCAATGCGATCGGATACCGCGAGCACGAAGAGAGCGCCGAGCGTCGCGCGTTCGAGGCCGCGAAGGTGTCGGCGTGAATTACTACAAACACCATATCGGCGATTACAAAGCCGCGACAGCGCACCTGACCCTGATAGAGCACGGCGCTTATCGTCAGCTTTTGGACATGTACTACCTCGACGAGAAGCCGATCCCACTCGAAACCCAAGTGGTTTTCCGTCGGTTATGCGCAAGAACCCAGGAAGAGCAAACGGCGGTCGAAACTGTGCTCAGAGAGTTCTTCGAAGAGACGAAAAACGGGTGGATGCACAAGCGGTGTGAGTCGGAACTGTCTCAATACAGCGCAAAGGCAGACGCCAACAGGGAGAACGGGAAGCGAGGCGGGAGGCCGAAGAAAACCCACATGGTTTCTGAAGCGAACCCACATGAAAGCGAAGTCGAACCGAAAATAACCTTAACCACTAACCAAGAACCACTAACCACTAACCAAGAACCAAAAGAGAAAGGCACGCGCTCTTCGAGCGCTAGCGCTTCGCGCTTCGACGCCCGCAAATGGCTCACCGATCGAGGGGTTGAGGATCAGCACATCACCGACTGGTTTGCAGCGAGAGCGAAAAAGAACTTGGCGAACACGCTGACCGCTTTTGAACGCACGGTCAAGGAGGCGCAGAAGGCGGGCGTTTCGCTCAAGGAAGCCGTCGAGTACTGCGCCGGGCGCGGATTCGGCGGATTCAATGCCGACATGATCCAAGGCAAGCAAGGCGGTCAGCAAAGCACGTTCGATCTTGCCGCACAGGTTCAGCGCAACGCAGGGCCGCGCAATACGGGCGGGTACGTGAGCAAGCAGGAACAACTCGAACGCAATAACCGCGCGGTTGTCGAGCGATTCGCAGCGCGCCTACAGGCTGAAGAAGCCGCAAAGGGGAACGACCATGAAAACGAAGAATGACCAGCTTCGCCTTGCCGCAGTGCTAGCCGACGTCCACGCGTTCTATCGACAGGATTTCTCCGAGTTCGCGTTGACGGTTTGGACGATGGCGATGGAGCCGTTCGACATTGCCGCGGTCGAGCGCGCGCTCGGGCAGCACGCCATGAATCCGGATTCCGGCCAATGGTGCCCAAAGCCCGCCGACATCGTGAAGATGCTGCAAGGCTCGACGAAGGATTCCGCCAATCTCGCGTGGAGCGCCGTCGATTACGCGATCCGCACGCGCGGCGACCAATATTCGGTCGTGTTCGACGATCCGCTGATTCACCGCGTCATCGAGGATATGGGCGGCTGGATCAAGATTTGCCGCGTTGACGCCGAGCAATACCCGTTCACGCAAAACGAGTTCGTGAACCGGTATCGCGGCTACAAGATGCGCGGCGAGGTGCCGCAATACCCGTCGAAGCTCATCGGCACGCCGGAGGATTACAACGCACGGCAGGGCTACCCGGTCGCGCCCCCTTTGCTGATCGGCGACCCGAAGAAAGCACAACTCGTGTTGCAAAACGGATCGAACACGCCGCGCATCGCATTCACCGAGGCGACCAAATTTTTGCCCGCAAATGCTACCCATACGAGAGCATTTGCGTTAAAATCACCTGAGGATATTCCAACCGCATAGGCTCGAAATGATCGCATCGACCAGCATAGAAGCACTCGACGAGCACAAGGCCGAAGGGAAGGCCTCGCGCCAGCGCATCGCCGTCGAGCGCTTCCTGCGGACGATCTACCCGGCCGGCGTCACGCGCAACGCCATATCCCGCGCGCTGCGTCTGCCGATCCAGTCGGTGACGGGTCGCGTGAACGAGTTGCTTGCGACTGGCGCGGTGATCGAGCCGGGCGCGCGGATCAAAGACCCGATTACACGGCGCACATGCAAGCTCGTGGCGAGCGCGCCGGACCTTTTTGCATGACGTGGCAGCGACGCGGCGATGCTCGCGACCCACTTTTGATTCTGATCGAGCGCGAAGAGCGCAACCCCACATGTCGACACTGCGTATGGTCGATCGGGAAAACGGAGTTCCTTGGAGATTCGATATGCGCGAAAGAGCGGGTGATGCGGAAGCGGTGCGGCGAGTACCGGTCTTTGCAAACGTACATCGAGCGCTCGAAAGCGTATTCGAAACGCTCGCGCTAGTCGAGGCCGTAAAGGTTCCTGGCTATTCTGAGTCCGTCGCGCGCTCGACCGTGACCGGCAAAGTCGAATTTACAGACCGCATCACAGACGCAGCGTGGGCGATGAAAGCCCTTGATGCGACCCTGACCGCCATCGAGCGCGCCGCAGTCATCGCGCGCTATCACCGCGACCCTGGCACGCTGCGCCGCTACGAAGGGCGCCGTTGGAGCGCGCAGAAGGCCGATGACGCCGATCAGAAGCACGCGCAAGCCCTCGCGCTGCTGAAGTTTCACCTGACCCACCTGCACGCGAATCAAGCGCTCCTAGAGGCCGTCATCGCCCGCGAATTCACCTACGGTGAAACGTACATGGAAACGACGCGGCAGATAGGCGACCGCCTGAGCGTCAGCAAGTCGGCCGTTGACCGCCTCGCACAGAAAGTCGCGCGCGCCGTGCATGCGCTGGAAGTCGCCGCGCACCAGGCTTTGAAGGCGCGTTTCGCCGAACTCGGGTTTGTGCCGAGCTAATTTCATCTCTTTTTGATAGAAAACGCTTGACACTACCCACCGTTGAGATATGATTCATATCAACGCAGCACACAACCACCAGCGAAAGGAAACACGATCATGAGCCAGACCAACAAACCCGCGCAGTTCAAAGAACTAATAGAAGCCGCTCGATTCAGCGCCCGCAGCGGCGTCGAAGTCGCCGAAATGCTGATCCAGCAAGACGGCGGCGACGTGCGATCGAGCCGCGTCTATCTCAAGCAGCAGCAAGCCCGCGCCGAAGAAATCGAGCGCCAAGTCCTCATCCTCGAACGCATGTCGACGCTTCTGACCAAGGTGCTGTCATGAGCGCAAGCGTGTTCGACTGGACCCTCGCAATTGCCTTCGGACTGTTTCTTGGCTATTGCGCTGCGATGGGAGTCTCGCCGGTATGAACGAAGACGACCGCGAAACTCAGCAATACCTCGAAGAGCAGGAACAGCAATACCTCGAACTGAACGGAGAGAACGAAAATGAAAACGTCTGAAAGCATCAGCAAGATCGCGCCGGCACTGTTGCAAGC